AGACCACACGCCACTTCTGGACAAAGCAGACACTTGAGAAATACCTTCGCACTCTGCCTAACAAGATAGTTAAGCGAGAGGTTCTTGCAATGCTCAGACAGACACACGGCAGGGCAGCAGCCATAAGGCGATAAGCAATCCGTTGGGGATAGAAACCAATTCGGAGCGACACCGACAACGGAACTATTAACAATAAAACATTACAATTATGAAGAAGAACAACGAAAACAAGGAATGTAAATTTTGGTTTCTCGGCTACTGCCATATGTTTATGGGTGGTATGTGCAGAAATATCGAATGTAACTTTAAACGAAAGGAGGAATGATTTATGAAGACGAACATTATTCCATGTCCTATCAACGAGAAGGACTTGTGCAGCGACACTCTATTCGACGACCTATTCGATAATAGCGAGTACGTGGAGCGAGGAAACAGATATGTCGGTTTTATCTGCGACAATGTCGCTAAGGTGGAGTATGACAATAACTTCGTTCATATTTCATTCGAAAGCACAATACACGACAGGGAAACCAAGCAAATCGAAGAATGGGCACGTGAGATAGAAGACAGCTACAACGAAAATCTGATAGACGAAGATGTTCGGTTAAATGTACGCTTTAAAGTCTTTGCGAAGTCTTGCGATACATACTTCGAATATATCATCAACGAGAAGTAACCCCACAGGCTGAATGTGGTACAAGCCACTCCACTTCGATGCGAGGTCGAAGCAGCCACAAATATTAATCAAAAACATACGAATATGAAGTACACAGTAGTAATTGTCGAAACACTCTCCCGAAAGGTGGAAGTCGACGCAGCAGATGCACAGGAGGCGAAGCAGATAATAGCCGAGCAGTACAACAACGAACAGATAGTGTTGTCAGCAGACGACTTTTACGGATATGAAATCGAGACACTATGACAAGCTATCAGCACCTCTACAATATCATCATGAGCCGACCGCTCACAGATGATGCCTACAGCGAGCGAGCCTACAGCGTACTGCATGCAGCATACCCACAGGCGAACCTCGCACAGATAAACGAAGCAGCCACTACAGATTGGTGCAATTCGTTGTCCGACGAGCAGAATATAAACAATTGTAAATACTTAGCAATATGACACTACAGGAATATCTCGAAAAGAAGTTAGGAGAAATGGCTCTGCAAGACGCCAATTTCCGTGAACGCTACGAGGATAAGCAGAAGTCTATGAAGAATTGTCTCCTGTATATCACGCAGCAGGCTCACAAGCAAGCCGTTGGCAATTGTGCAGCCATATCCGACGAAGATGTGCTACAAATGGCAGTCCACTACTACCAGGAAAAGGATGTAGAGCCAACCCAAGAAACGATACCGGCTAAGGTTGTGGCAGCACCTAAAGAGGAGACAAAGCCGAAGACAGCTGTCCTCATACCGAAGCCACAGCCGAAAAAGGCAAAGAAAGTAGACAACTCATTACAACTTGATTTATTCGGAGGAATGTAATATGAAACCACGCACCAAGATAGAGAGAGAGGTTGTTGACCTCTCTCACAAGTTAGGCGAGATAGGCAAGCGTGACACCGCTTGCATCATCCGTCACACATACGGCTCTTGCAAGTACGAGGAAATGTACAACCGCTGCTACGTCCTTATCAACCAAGCCTACAAAGGTTGGCAGGTGCTCAGATATATCCGCATCGACCGCCACCGCAACAGAGCAAAGGAAGTTTCCTACACAACTTGGGAAGTCTTTCAGTTTTGGAACAAGGTAGGCGAGAAGCAGATACTTCTCGCACGTCAGCGCACACTCGGACTGTACATTGATACATTCAGCTATTCATCGAAGCTGGAGGTACGCCCTAACCCTACATACGTGTATGACCATTTTGTAAATGTATCTTACACGTATCTCTACAACAAGTCCGTTGAAGGTGCTTACCGATACGCAGCCGAATATATGGAGCAAGACAAGCTATATCGTTGGTATCGCTTCTTGTCATGCGACAAGTTTGCCGAGACGATAATCAAGCTACGTCCTCAACTCGCAGAATACATGATATACAACGAACGTACGACAAAGGCATACATCAACGCTGTGCGCATTGCTATCCGTCACAACTACGACATCATCAACCCCTCACGCTATTTCGACCTTATCCGAATGCTCGCTAACCTCAAGTGCGACCTCAACAATCCGCACTTCGTGTGCCCCGAGGACTTCGAACATACCCACCAATGGGCGGTTGAAGCTTCAATGTCCGAAGACGAGCGCACAAGACGTGAAGCCGAGCGCACAAGACAGATACAAGACATGCAGAAGAAGGAGAAGCAGAACGCAGACTACATCAACCGTTGCAATCGTTTCTTCGGTGTTGAGATAACCGACGGCACAATCTCATGTCATGTACTACGCAGCGTAGCCGATTTCTTCGAGGAGGGCACAGCGATGCATCATTGCGTCTATGCTAACGAGTATTACGCTAAAAAGAACTCGCTTATCCTTTCCGCTCGCATAAATGACAAGCGTATCGAGACCGTTGAGGTAGACCTGCAACAGATGAAAGTAGTTCAGTGTTATGGCGCTTGCGACAAGTTCACAATCTACCACGACCGCATCGTCTCGCTCGTCAACGACAATATGAACATGATAAAAGAATGTATGACAACAAAACAAATAGCAATATGACAAGAAAAGACATCTACAAGTCACGGCTCCGTTCACTTAACACGGCTGAGAAGAAACGTATTCTCAGCCGACTCTTCCCCGACGGATACATCGAATGCCAGGACAACATACCCGACGAACAGACCTTTGCGGGCTACACCGAAGACTTCGGACTTATCGAAGTCCGATTTTCCCTGTTCGACAGCCGTATAGACATATCTCGTGAGTTCGATACAGAAAGGGAAAAGTGGCTGTTCATCAACGACATCACCAACAGAGCACTCGCCAAAGACAACGTCTATGCCAAGAACGTAGAACAGACGTTTCCGTTCGACAAATACTCCTACTACTTCGTTTCGGACATGAACAAGCACAAGTTCTTCATCGGTCTAAACCGAAACAAATACACAAGCAATTTAGATTAATACAACTATGAAAAAGAAATTCACATTCCACTTCCCTATGACAGGTGAAACTATCACACGAGAGCTCAATCTTCTCGCAGTCAAGGACGCTACAATCAAGTATCTCCGCAAGCAGTCAGAGGTACGAGGCGACATCTGCCTTGTGTCCGACGATAGAGAGGAGATAGTCGCCATGGCTCACATCGACGAACACATGAAGGTAAAGTTCTTCACCGAAGATGACAGCGTGTCCGACATAAAAGCCATTGGCGATGTTTCTAACGAGTTTTAATTCTTTCGTTAGATAATTTTTATTAACTTTGCAGAAAACCTAATCAGCCCTCGACATCACGGTTAAGTCAATATTTATGAAGAAACAAGACTGGGCAGTTCTGATAATCATCATACTTGCCGTTTTTATTTCATGCTGACATTATGAAGTCAATAATAGTGATATACGACGACCTCTTCGAACTCGACCGCACAGAAGTCTCCTATCAAGGCGAGACACAGCTAAAGACTATCATCAAGTCGCTCATGGCTGACTATCCCGATAGCGAGAAAGCCGAGGTCTACAACAAGGTGACGCAGAACCTCATCCTTGCCTACCGTCGTGACAGCAAAGGCAACCTCATTGAGATAGAGCGTTATATCCGCAAGCGAGCCGTCAGCCACGCTCCACGCAACACCGTCAAGCAATACACGCAGCGCATGACGTTTTGGATGGAGCCAGCTGTCTACGAGCGCCTTGATGCGTTAAGAGGCAAGCGAGCCAAGTACGTGCGTGATGCGGTAGTCGAAAAGCTGGAGCGAGACGGCAATCCTATTCCTCCCGACCCACACGCCAAGGATGAAGGGCATCCCGACCGACGCTATCACCGAATGTTCAAGAACCTCCCTCAGAGCGTCCGCACATACAACGCTCGTGAAACCTATCGCTCACCGCTCACCATAACCAAGACCCCCGAAAACCTTTGGAGAGTATCTTATGGCGAGTACACAACACAGCAAGGCGCACCGTCCGTCGAACACAAAGACCTCCTTTCGGCTCTCGAATGGCTCGACAAATGGATTAAAGACTACGGCAACAAATGGGTTGTCGGTAAGGTTATCAAGAAGAATGAAGGGATATAATCCTTTCATTCTTTTTTTTGCTTTAAATCAATAAAAAACGTACATTTGTTTATAAAATCTTTATAAACGCTTACACTTTGTACTTATTTTCGCTATCTTTACGTTTTTACTAAAATATAGGCTTATGAAAACTACATCAACAATAAGCGTCAGCCCAACACTCAACCGCTCGATATTCTTCTTCTACGAGAAGGCTCTGCGCTATGTGCCTATCCTCCTCATGCTATGCCATTGGTATGGCGTGTACAGTTTTCATGACAACCCACGTGAGATAGTCATAGACATTCGTGAGAACGAGGAATGTATCGCCTACCTCTATTTCATGGTCTACATCTTCCCCGTAGTCTTCATGCTCCCTGCAAGCCATTTCTTCAAGCTATGTTGGATATGGCGCATACCATTCGTCTACATCATCGGCACCAATGCCATTCGCATATACTACCGCTCTTGGCTCATAAGCAACGAAATGTACGATGCCGACTTTATCCTCATAATCATGACCTTGGCTCTGTATGCCTGTGCCTTCGTGCAGATGATATGTCGCAGTTTCCGTCACAAATAAAACGTCTGACACTAAAACCAAATAACTATGAATGTACGAAACTTACTCGCTGACGCTTTCACCAGCGCAGCAACACGCCTCCGCAACAACTCTTGCGGAATGACCGAACAGGAAATGGAGACCGCTCTTCACAAGATGCTCTATCTCCTCGACAACGACCATCACTTCAACGAAGCCGATGCACGAGCAGCCATCGCCCGAATGTACTATTTCCGTGACGATACGCACAAGTCCTATGCACCGTTCTTCCCCTACGAGGACATACGTGCAGCTTACGACAAGATGCTGCTCACCTTGCCCGACGACTACAACTTCTGGGACTTTTGCGTCACTGTCAATCTGATGTACTCAAACCACATCGAAACCCTCCGTTCCTGGTTCCGTGACCGTAGCCGGCTGTTGCAGAAGTCGTGCGAGTTAGCACGCAGCTTCCTACAGGACGAAGATACCGACCACCCGACCGATAAAATTTGGTGGTACGTAAATTCGTAAAGATAACAAAAGCGGATAGAGAGGGATGAGTCCTGCCCTATCCGCTTTTGCGTCAATCGTCAATGTATTTCGCTATCACCTCGGGATTATACTCAGCGCCATATCCGCAAGCCTCCTCGTACATCTTGAAGTCAGCCAGTTTCCTGCTTATGATGTCCGCAGCCAACACGCAGTTGCTGTCTTTGTTGCAGTCAATGTCTCCGCCACTGCATTTCAGCACCCTCCTCACAGCGTTCTCCCAGTTCGTCGCCACATCTTTGAACGAACTTTCTTTCGAAAACAGCAGTCTCATATCCACCTTAGTCTTCTCGGATCCGTCGGCTATGTACTTTCTGAACGTCGACAAAGCAAGGTCGTTCATCGTCAAGGCAGTCAGCAGATGTGCCTTCAGCAGATGCTCCGTGTCATTATGCCTCATCAGCACCGCATCGTAGCTCCACCTCAGCTTCTGTACGTGCATCTTCATTTTCTCCGCAACGTCGTCCGATATGTCGAGCCACATCTGATACCTGTCCCGCAGCTGCGCCTTCATCTTCGAGTTCCACGTGTCGTATGCAGCAAGAGCCTTGTTCACGTCTCTTTTCACCTCATGCTTCCAGTGCTTTGTCTCCTCCAGCATCACCTTAGCGTCGAGCATCGAACTCTGCGCCAGGTTATACACCGAACCGATGATGATATAGTACAGCGAACATTGGTCGTTCACTGCATCCATCGTCCTTTTCATTACGTCAGGATGCACGGCAAGCAGGTTTCTATTCTGCCTTACCAAACTTCTTCTTATATTCATGACACTTTGCTTTAAGGTTCATTTCCATTATACACTCTTCTTCCATTATCCGCTTGGCGCTCTCAAATGAAAGCCTCTTCAAGTCACACTTACAAGGCTCGAAAGTCCCTCTTACGGTCTTCACGTACTCCATTAGCCAAGTTCTGCGTACGTATCTGTCGGGCAGCTTGAAAATCCAAAACCTTTTGCCCTTCGCTCTCGCTATCTCGCCATACACACAAATATGTGCCTTCATACCTCCCTTTGTGCGTACGTCTGTAACGGTACGCTGTGTTCTGTATATTATAGTTCTTTCCATATTGTATATTCTTTAATTTTAAACCTTGAGCAGCGGAAGTAAGTCCTATAAGGGACAAACTCCCCCTTGCTCCTTTCCTCTTCCATGCGTCTTTTGTAGAGCATGGTCAGTTCACGACTCGATTTCCGGTCTAATAGATTGCCGTTATAGACATTCCATTTTTCCGTCGATTGATGAGGATACATTCTCATTACTATTCCCTTCCTTAACGCTTTGTCGGGCTATTGCTCGTTCCAACAGCTGGTGTAGCCGGTTTCTTTTTATCTCCATTCGTTTTGCCTCAACAGCATCCAAAAGGGCCTGTGTATACTTCGGCAAACGATGAATAGCCTCATCAAGCCGCATGTCATAGCTTTTTAACCAGTATAAGACACGACGGTGTTTCCCTTTTGTACCCTTTGAGGCATACATCCAACCTGCACGAAAGACCCATCGTCTAAACCAATAAGGATAACGTTTGTGTCTTACACCTCTACATTCCAGGCTATAATGCTCATAGAAGTCGCTCGCCTTAATTATCTTCTTTGCTAATCTTGATTTCATAAATTATTCCTCCTTAAGTTCTACAGGTTCATCGTCCCAAGTTAGTTTTCTACCAATAAGCTTTTCAATAGAACCTTTTGGTAGCTCTACTACGTTTACATCGAAGTTATTTTCACAACTTACAGACCAAGCTCCAAGCGGCCAAATTCTACAAGGTTTAGAAACTGATACATATTCTTTACCACTTTCATCTATTGCTACCCATGCCATAATTACTGATATTTATTTTCTATGATTTCAAAGTCTACCATGTCACCATACTTGGCTTCCATAATAAGCATTCCAAAGTACTTTCCAAAGTGTTGGGCAATCTCTTCAGATGCACAACCAAGGAACCCATCACCAGCTTCAGAAAAACCTACACTATCATAAGAACGAAAACTACCTAAACCAACACCACCATCATAACTAGTGCAGCCATTAAGAATATTATATACTATCCCCTCATTCTTAATCTTACCTATTACCTCCATTTTACCTGAATCAAGTTCACCTCTATAAGAGGTAGAACCCTCAGCTACAAATGGAATATAAAGATGATAAACGCAAGAGTCTTTTGGTTTTTTTGTAAGATGTAAATCCTGACCCAAATTAAGAGCTTTTCTGATAATATTCAGCTTGAACATTGCAGCAGAAGCTTTACTAATTTCAGCCATACCACATATTAAATAATTAGCAGTCTTATAGTCAATATTAAGTATATCACAAGCATTTTTAAATGTTTTAATATTTGTATAATCAGTCATTAATTCATTTTCATCAAATGCTTGAAGAGCTACTTCTTTAAGTGACTCATTATCACTATTATACCATTCTCTTGCTTTTTCAAGAGTAATTGTTATGTTTCTTTCCATATTATTCCTCCTTAATGCCGAAGGGCGTAACTGTCCCTTATAGTCTTTCCAGCTTTTGATTTTGATTACTATCATTGTATTTAGAATTATTGTTGACCAAATATTTTATCATAATGTTTGGCTGCCCATTTGTCTGCATCCTTAATTTCACGTCCAAATCTCATTGTCTCACGTGAGAGAGTGAATGACTTGCACTTTTCGCATATATCTAAAGTGCAAGTTTGTAGCTCATCACTGAAGTGTTCAGTGTATTTAGGTTGTCGTGCGCATATAAAGTAGTCACGAGGAATATAGTAGTCGCAATATGGTACTTCTTCCGTATAAGTCTTGTTGTGTGCACATCTATTTACTACATAACTGTATTTTCTTCGTTGTCGTCTATTCATTGTTAATCCTCCAATTCTCCTTTAATGTCGTCGAATCCGTAAAACTTCAACTCGTTATGCAGAGCTTGTATGTCTCGTTTAATGAGTTTTAACATGTCTTCTTTTTGTCTTATTTTCTCTCTTATAATAAATTCAATATCTCTTTCCCCTATAAAAAAGCGCTTTTTCTTCATTGAGAAAAGGTTTAAGCTATCAACATTATGAGTAAAACAGTTAATAGCGAGAATATAACTTTTGTCCTCTGGGTGTATCATTATGTACTTCCATCTACACAATTCTCCGTCTACTATTTCTGTTATCTCACAATTGGCTGTGAGTTGTAATATGTCTTTGAATCGTTCCATACTATTTATTTAGATTTCTCTCCCTGCTGTCACCAGGGAGAGGAATGATTACTCTGTTACACCGTAAACTTCGGGCAACTTGCGAATTATATCACCTCCGTAGCTGTCCTTTGTCAACTTGACAAACTCACGAACTGTAGTGCTACCATCGAGGCTGATGCCTTTGTCTTCACAGAAGCTCTCACGTCCCATTCGGCATGACCCTGTAAGCACATGATGATAAGCGAAGAGGTCACGATTTGGATAAGGCGTGTCATACTCGGGGAATTTCTTACGGAATGCCTCGATGCGCTCTTCTTCGGTACTGCCGTCATAGAGCTTCTCTTGCAGGGAAGAAAAAGCGTCATGTAGGGTGCTGCCGTGGGCGAACTTATTCTGCTCCTTGACAATATAGCATGGCTTCTGAGTCAAATCACTTTGCAAGATATAACCCTGTGCAATGTTGCCACGAACGGACTTGATGATTGTCGGCACATCGTCTACCATATAAACAGTATTGCCGTTTATTTCTTTTACGCCATAGCCAGAGCCATCGCCAGAGCCATAGCCATAGCCAGAGCCAGAGCCAGAGCCAGAGCCAGAGCCAGAGCCAGAGCCAGAGCTAAGGCTTAAAAAAGCCTTGATGCGGTCTTCTAACATTTCCATTCTCTTACCTCCTCTATTGACTTGATTGCCTTGTCTGTGCAAGGAATAATCTCGATTGTGTCGAGTATCGTGATACTACCAACCGTAACAGTAAACTTGCAGTTCCCAGGGTCTGACGTGCCATCCTTGGCTAACTGAGAGAGCGAATCTGCTCCGTCCCAATACCAAATGCGACGAGCATTGTGCAATGTCACTTCTCTGCCATTCTGTGCTACAAGTGTTCCGAACTCTACTCCGCTGCGGTCGCCACGGATAATTACTTTCTTTCCGATGTTTGTTTCCATTGCTTCTTTGTTTTTAAAAAATTGTTAGATTTGGTTTATATCTTTAGATTAGCATCCAAGCCCAGTGCCCAAAGTATGTGCTGAAGTTCGTGGACGTACTTTATCCTGTGTATGGTGTCACCTTTAAAAGTAACACACATCCATTCACTATTAGGAGTGCAGATAACTTCGATGTTGTGAGCGTCGTGACCATAAATGTATGACACCAGTTCATCTCGCTCCCACCCGTTCTTTTCGAGGAGTTCGGGAGTAAGAGGGATAGGCTCAATGTCGCAACACCATATTCCCCAATACCAACCATCATCTTCAATGGTATTCAGAGTAATGGCACCTTCCTTTTCTTTGTACTCCCTTAGTGAGTCTATATCACTCACCTTGCCAATAAGTCCATTTATGATAGAATCGTTTTCGTTGTTCCTTACGAGGTCTCCTATTCTCAGGTCTTCTGCTTTAATCATTTGTCACCTCCTTTCGGCAATATGTTATTGATGTAGCACCACTTGGTGATTTTGTTACACTCAACAAATTTCTTCCATTCTAAATCGTCGAATATACTATCAATACCAACGTCCATACCTCCTTGCTCGTCGTGCCACAGGTAAAGAATAGCAGCCGAACCTTGTGGTTTCTCGCTTGCGTCATACCAAATAGCTTGCTTGAACCATTCCACTCCAGCACGGAAAGCATCACGTCTCATAGATGTTCCTACACCCTCGTCTATCTCTTTAGGGTAGCCGATGTATGCGTTTACTGCTTCTGTGATTTTCTTTTCGTCTATCATGTTATTCAATTTTCGTTATGTTGAGTTCTACTTGAACGTTGTTCGATATATCTCTGTTCATCGCGCACTCTATCATGCTGTAGAGATACCTTCCGAGGTTGAGATAAAGGTTATCCTTACCCTTGCCGTCGGGCTCGTGACTGTTCTCTATCACCTCTACATATTCGTCCGATTTCAGCATGATGCCGTTGTCGGCTTGATGGATTGTGAATACGTCTTTCATTGCTTGCTTTAGAATTTTTCTCTGATTTTCTGATATTGTTCAACAAATGTCTTTTCCGTGACCCACTCGCTGTATCGTGTGCGGTAGTAGGTCTTGGGCTTGCCTGATGCCAATCCGTTCTTGTCGCGAGGGGTGTTGACGCTCTTGTATATCTTCGGGACGATGTCGGTGGACTGGTATGCCGTGACGTATTCGTCCTCGAAGGCTATGTGTGCGGTCTCACGGAACTTGACGTTTTCGAGAGAGAAGGGGCAGCTCATTCGCTGCCTCCTTCCGTGTAGGGGTCGGTTGTGCCGAGGAGGTTACGGATGTGACGCTGGTCTTTCTTCGTCAGTTCCATGCGTGACTGATTCTAATTGTTCGCAAATACACTTGTACACCAGCTTGCACCATTCGTCAGCGGGTTTGCCGTTCAGGCTGTCAGCATAATCTTTGATGGTATTCAGAGCAATATTTGCGCCAGTGATAGCACTGTTATAGTCGACCCCTCGTGATTCGCTTACTGTCACTCCACCCAGACGATGGATGAGCCATGTCTTGATTTTCTTCTTCATAGTTACAAATAGTGTTAAGAATTTACTTGAATGTTGGTAATAGGAGTATCTTCCTTGAAGTACTCCCATGAGGTGTATTCTTCTTTCATAGTTCTGTTGTTTTTACCGTTTTTATATGTTCGCTGATTAATTGCGCAGGATATGCACTTTGACTAACTTGTGTACAGCCCGAGGCTGCGACTTGTGGAAGTCTTCAATGAAGCGACGTTCGAGGTCGTCGTGATAGATTGGTCGGTCTGACTTGGGAATGAGGATTTCAGCACGAACACGCTGACCGTTGTCGAATGTGAGGATAGCTGTGCGCTGCTCACGAGGCATAAATGGATTGTGATTCATTTCCCGCTCCTTTCTGCCTCGACAGCACATGTTAGCTGTTCTACACGTTCTTGCAGTTTCACTTGCGCCTTGCTCGCCTTGTCACGCTCCGCTCTTGCTTCTGCGATACACACGTAGCTCACTGCCGTTGTCACAATCAGCACAGCACCTATGCACACCCATGGCAGCCGATGCACAAACTCGTTAACTTCACGGCACACACCCTTGGCGAATGCCCATCCGTACCTTACTGCGTAGATGCCAGCCTCCCTGGTCGTGGCATTGTCTACAAAATCAATTCTCGTTACAGTCATTTTCCTCTTTTTTAGTTATTTTCTAAGTGATTTCCCTTTGAACGTCACGCACCTGGTTATAGCCTTTAGCCTGTCTATCGTACGTTCTCCGTATTTCTCCTCCAAGTGCGGAATGTCAAGGTTCGTTGTCAGGATCAGGAGCTTGCCCTTTATCTCAGCCAAGTCGCACAGCTCCATGAAGGGTATGCGCTTGTTGCCGTAGTTGTTCGCCACATTCTCAGTCCCCACATCATCTATATATATAATGTGTTTGCTCAGTATTGCGTCTGGCTGCGACACGAGGTCTTGCGCCCGGTATATGCTCACAACCTTTCGGCATGCCGTATTGACAAGAATCGGTATTATGCGCATGCCTATCAGCGACTTCCCGAGTCCGCACCCTCCGTTTATCAGCAGCCCTCGACCTTTGTTGTCCTCCAGCCACTCCACCACGGGTCTGTAGTTCTCCTCGTTCCACACTCCCTTGCCCGTGAAGTAGTCCAACCCGGCTCTCAGCCTCGCCTCAGCGTTCGCCACCTTTATTCTCACCCTGTCGGGTTCGGCAGGATAGCCCGTGTCTTTCAGGCTCTCCACCATCTGTTTGAAATTAAAGTTCATCTACCATGTACCTTTCGTATAATCCATTTGTTCTGCATGAAGAACAGTTCCGTCTGTGTGCATACGCTGCTCAGAGCTGCTCTTGCCGTAATTGTTCCTCTTCCAGGTAGCCAACCTTCGAGCTATCTCGAACGTCTTCTGCTTCTCCCAGTGCATCTTAGTGCCGCCCTCGTTTACCTGCGCCCAATGGTTATAAAACTCTTCTATCAAGTTTTCTCCATACTTCTCAACGAAAGGCTTTAATGACTCGTGAAATTCTTCCTTACGTTCTTCGAGCGTCTTTTGGGGCAAGCATTTCTTGGTAATCTCCTGTTTACTTGTTGTTAACCTACTGTTAATCGAACGATTTTCTCCGGTGCTTGTAACACGCTTATAATAAGCTATTTGAGGTATGTAAATGTACGTTCTTTTTTGTTCACTCGCTGTTAACCTGTTGTTTACTTGCTGTTTACTTCGTAATTCTATAGCTCCCAAACTCGCAAGTCGCATCACGTACTTATACAACATTGTTCGTGAGCGATTCAAAGCTTTAGCCATGTCCGCATAAGAAGCATCTACATATCCCTCATCGTTTGCTTTATATATAAGGTAGAAGAGCGTTAGAGTTGTAGGTATATCTCCTATCTTCCTAAAGCAAGCCCCAATGTCAGCCATATTTAGAGCTTATTTAAATCTTTGATTTATACTTTCTTCAATCCGAATCCCTTAATCTCGTTAAAGAACTTGCCTCGGTACTCGTGTGCGTCAATGCTGATGTCACAGCTCACCACGTCGCCGACACGCAGCGTGTTCACCGTGTCTACAGCCTCGCCCTTGAATGCCACTACTACGTTCTTCGGATACTGCTCGTGAGCCACATGATTTATCACCGCCGCTCGCTCACGCCACTGTCTGCCCGACTTGCCTACGCCCGATGTCTCCGGCATAATATCCACTACCTTTCCTTCAATATGTATCATATCAATTCAAAATTTATTAATTCAAAATCGGCAAAGCCGACCAATTCAACATTCAAAATTCCTAACTCAACATTCCTCACACCCAACCTGCGCCACCGCTCGCCAATTCTGCCTTGGCACTTCTCAGCCCTCTCTCGTCGTCCTTGTCCGGTATTATCACCTCGCTCATCGACGCATAATCCAGAAAGTTCCTTATCACGCTCGACATCTCGGCTGTAGTCAGGTAACACAGCGGTTTCGGTTTCTTGCCATCATCCGCCAGGAAGATATGCGGACACACGTCCTGCTGTATCGTCCGTAGCACACTATAGAAGGTCTCGCCCTGCTTATATCCGTAGTAACTAATGATGAAGTTCAGATAAGCCATCTGCTTGTTCGTAGCCACCTCTCTGTGCTTCACTATGTCTATAGCATAACCGCAGTCACGAGCCTTGTCTATCTCTCTCATGGCAGCCATATACTGCCTCGGGTCATTTAGCCTCTCAAAAGTCGCCATACCCCCTTACCCCCTTTCCGTTATTCTTCGTTTTTAAAGTTCATCAAATTCTTTTTGCAAACGGTTGTATGTTTCGTGTACAAGTTGCATAAACTTGGCTCTAAATTCTTTATCGTTTCTTACGATTGTTTTAAGACTATCTCCAAGCACGCCATCTTTTATATCTGAAGCTCTGCTAAGAGCATTCAAATCTGTGTCAAGCATACTTCTTATGATTATTGCCTTGTCAAGTTTTTCTTTATCCATAATATCTCTTTCCTTACATTAACACTATTTCCAATCCTTGCTTCGCCACCCATGTCGGCACACCAGTCTGTCCTGCCACCGCCAGCTCCGCATGTTTCTTGTCCAGATGTCTTCCGCTTGCATGTATCAGCGTTATCGTCCTCGCTGTCTTGTCCGCCTCGCACATTTTCAAGTATTCTATGCAGTGCTTCAGGCTCATGTGGCTCAGCCTTATTCTGTCCGCTTGCTTCGCCGCCGTGCGCCCCTCTCTCACAGCCTCGTCCAGAATGTCGTCCTGATAGTTCGCCTCAATAAGATAATGCGTCACGCCCTTCACCACCTGGTGTAGGTTCCAGCAGTCAGTAGCAAACATCAGCGTCTTCATTTCCGGGTGATGCACGAGATAAGCAAAGCATTCCACGTCATGCTCAACTTTCAGAGGCGTTACTCTAAAGTCTCCCACTTGATATGTCTTGCCATGCTCCACCGCCGTAACACCAAACTTATTGTTCTCTTTTACAGCAGCTGTCGAGTATACGTCTATCCCAACACGAGTAAAATCTCTTACGTATTTAGCATGGTCTCCTTATCCGTGCTCGTGGCTTATCAACATACCACGAGCACAAGCGATTTTTAAGTGTCCTACATTTTGGTAGTCTTTTAACCTACAACCAGCTTCTATTAGAAGTTGCTGTCCATCATCAGCCTCCAGTAAAAATCCATTACCTCGGCTTCCACTATTTATTATCGTTAAGATCATTCTTCAAACCTCCAAATAAAACCTCCTGCTTGTGTTCTGAATTTTCCCTTTTTATATTCTGTCCTATTGCACACTTGTAATATATTACGAGAGCAAACACCGGTCTCTACGGATGCTTCTTTTGCATTATTATATTTAGCAATATAATGTCCATCCAGGGAATACTGACAAATTTTCTTAGGTCTTATGAGTTTATTGTATCTTTTCATAGACTCAATCATCTCCGGATGTTCTGCAAGATGTATTTTGTGATGCTCCATTGTTGAGACTAACTGCAGGTTTTTTATGTTATTATTTTGTTTGTTGTCATCTTTATGATGAACTACAAACCCGTTGGGTACGTCTCCCCTAAAAGATTCCCATACAAGTCTATGAATTCTACAGGTTTTATGCTTTCCCAATCCATCATTTAGGATAAGAGTCAAATACCATCCTTTTCTATTGTTGACTTTGCAGATATGTTCTTTTATTTTTATTATTCTACCATTCTTGCCAATTTTCCAATAAGAACGTTTTTTGACTCTTCCTAAATTACTTACTTGGTAATCGAGAAAGCCTTTTACAGACCTCCATTCTTCCATTAGTCAAACGGATTGACGTCGTCTGCATCACCTGCCTTCTCGCCCAAAGGCTTAGAGGGGCTCAAAGAGGCTTCAGAAGGCTCAGTGTCAGCCCCGCCGTTCAGTACCTCGCCAGTCTGAGCGTCCACGGTGATCACCTCCTTGCTCTCAGCAAACTCAGTGTCACGGTGTTCCTCAGCAGTCTCCACCTCGTCCACGCTCATGGCAGTTTGCATTTCGATGCTCAGATAGCCGTACTTCGACAGCAGTCTGCGCAACACCGTCTTCGTAGCCATATCGTTGAAGTTGCCGTACCAGCCCACTGAGTTACCCGGGCCTTGCTTCGCCTGCTTCTCCGCCAACTCCGCCAGCTCCTCGTTCGACATTTTGCAGCTCTTCATCGTTGCCGAATACTTCTTGCAGTATGTCGCCATGTCGTCGATGCTCATGTACATCATCTTCTTGAAGCCGTTTGTCAGCTCGAAGTAGGCGAAGTAACCTACGGGTTTGTCCGATACCTTCTCGCCATTCAGGTGCAGCTCACCCGTAATCTTGTCGTAGCCCTGGTATTCACCCTCATACACTACGTCAGCGTTGATGTTCTTGTACAGTCCGCTGCGGATAGCCAACTGATACAGACCCTTATAGCCGATAATCATTGTCGGGGTCTTGCCGTAAGGCACGATGTAGGCATAACCAAGCTGCTTGTTCAGTGGCAGTTTCAGCGATGCCGCCTTCATTGCTTCGGCCATGAGGAGCTTCGGCTCGCAAGCCAATAGCTTGTCGTCTCCAGTCACCAGCTCCATAAGCGATGCCGCGAACGTACCAGCGTTCTCCTTCAATACGTTCTTCAACTGCTGCTGATAGTAACCGCCTTCGGCTACTTTCTTGAAATCCTTTACTGCCAACTGCTTGGCTGTCAACTGTGGCTGCTTTGCCACTGCTGTTGTCGTTGTCTGTGTCATTTTTCTATGTATTTAATTAGTTCTTCCTTTGTCTTGAAAGCGTGCTCCTCCTTTATTGGAGGAAACACGCAGAATCTGTATTGCACGAAGGGCTTCGACTTGCCCAGCACCTGCACCTCTATCCCGGTTATCTTGCTGCACTGCGCCCGATACCCGTCCAGAAACCACACGGTATCTCCGATGCTATACTTCGTCTCAATCTTCATGTTCAATCCTCATTTCCTCGTCCTCCGTCACCGTCAGCCTTATCTGCTGACCTCCGTCATACAACGGCTCCAGCACCGTCTCGGCATTGTCTATCACGCAAGGCACGTCCACTTCGTAATGTCTTTTCAGCACATTAGTTATGTCGAGTCCTGCGTTTATCTTCGCTGCCGTGTTCAGGTCTGAGTAGGGCACACCGTCCACCGAGCACTCACACCAAGGCTTTTCCGTACCGTCGAGCTGCCGTCTGAACATCTTCCACTTTACCAGCTTGAACCGTCTGTTCACGTTCTCTTCAAGCACCTCGCACGAGCGCTTCTGAAAGTCGCTTGCTGCCTTTATCTTCTCGTCCAGACCGTCTATCTGCTCCTTCCATTGCGCACGGTCTTCATGCAGACCGACTATTTGTGCGTTCACCTTCTCCCACTGCGCTTTTACTGCAAGTCGTGACGCGAGCACTTCTCTCTCCGACTCCAGGTCTTTCAGCTTCTTTTCCAAGTCAGCCTTCAACTTCTTGTCTTCCTCGCTCATACCCTCGTCAGCCGGATTCTCCTGCTCAGCCTCTATCTTCTTGATACGGTCGCACACCTGCTTGTACTCGGGCTTATCTGCAAGCAAGGTCTCTACGCTCACCTTATCTTCTTCCTTCTTCGTCTGTTCCTCCAGAGCCTTTCGGGCTTCTATCAGTTCTGCCTCAGCCTTGTCGAGCTGTGTCTGCGTTGCCTTCTGCTGCGTCTTGAAGTATTCAGTGTTCTCCTCACACTTCTTTACTTCTTCTTTTATTCTTGCAGCGTCGTCACCCAGCTTCTTAAGGTCGGCAGCCTGACTGTTGAGGAATGCTTTCTTCGATTCCTCCATTATCTTCTGCACCTGGTTCTTAGGCAGAGCCTGCTTGCAGGTAGGGCAGAAGGCATCGTCCTCGTCCCATTCCCACGTTCTTGCCTTTATGAGCTTCCATTTCTCCTTGCCGTCAGCATTCTCGGCGTCAAGTTCGTTCATACGTGCGTCGCATTTTACCAATGCTACATCAAACGACTTCAACTTCTGTTTCAAGTCTTCGATATTCTGCTCCGCTTCCGCTACAGCCTTCTTGCATGCCGTCTTGGCTTCGGCGTTCGCCTTAATTATCTCGCCCAACCTGCGTTGCGCCGATTCTTCCATGATGCGCTTGCGCTTGTGGTCAAGGTTCAGAGTACTTATGTTCTGCTGCTTGCGTATCAAGTCTGCACCGCCGTTATCAATAGTATTGAGGCTTTTCCGTGTCGCGGCTATTTCCTGTCCCTTCTCCTTGATCCTCTTCTCTATGTCTGCCCAGTCTTCTGTCTTGGGCAGCACGTTCTTCAAGGCTTCAAGTCTTACAGGCACCTCGTCCAGGCTTTTTTGTACCTCCTTGCGCTTGTAGTTCAAGTGTTTCAGCACCTTGTCGATGTCTTCCTTTTCGAGCAGTTCCTTAATGACGTCATACTTCTTGTCGCCACCCGTCACGTCTTCCACGCTCGGAACGCCGAACATTTCGTTCAGCCTCTTGCGCTGCTCGCTCCAGTCCATCTGAGTGAAGCTGTAAGGCGATGAGCACAGACGGAACACTTCTTCAGGACAAATGGCGTCAACGACCTTCTTGAAGTCTCCTGCCGTCTCTACCTCTCCGTCCACCTTATATGTGTAGTTGTTCGTCACGCTGCCGTCTTCCTTACGGGTCTCGGTCAGTATGCGTTCCAGCACGTAGCACGTCAATCCTTCCTGCTCGTTCTGTACACTGAGCGAAATCTCCACTGAGTGCGCCACGTCCTCAATCTCCTTGCCGTCCTTGTCCTTGGTCTTGATGCCGAACTTGGTGGCTCCAGCCTGGTTCGTGCCGAACAGCACCCAACTTATAGCATCTGCTATCGTCGATTTGCCGATGCCATTTCGGCCTTTAATCACGCTCACATGATCACCCAGTGAGATTTCCTTATTCTCTACACCCTTGAAATATCGCAGGCATATCTTGTCAATAATTATTTGTCTCATATTTTATATTTTTGAGTCCTTCAAATACACTGTCACGCCGTTCAGCGTCTTAAAGTAGTTTATCTCGCCGTCCTTCAATAGCTCGTTCATTATCTTCTTCAAGTCTGCCTGCACAGCGTTCTTAAGTTCCACATAGCCAACGCCCATCGGTCTCTTCGAGTCGTCCGGCATCAGCTCACGTATCTTATCCAATACATATTTCTTGTTCATGTTATATTTTTTTTTATAGTTTCGTAGTAAAATGTTGTTCTATTCTCACGAACCGAACAGCAAGAGTGTTTTTTTATGACAAATAAAATTAAGATTTTCGTGGGGGGGGCAGAGGGAATCGAACCCTCACATCGGAACCACTTCTTCATAACTCTACGCTACCCAAGCCGTAGTCACGCCCCCTTTTTTAAACCGCCCTATTCTCACGAACCGGACAGATGTTTTAATCAAAAAACATACGTAGCAGCCGCTGCTGCAAAGATTTTTACATCAATAACCTTAAAACTTGAATTTATATATGAGCAAAGATTTTTCTAAAAGAATTTCTTTTGAAACTTCCTTCTTAGATATTCTACTACATCGTCTCCGCTTTTCAAGAAACCGTCTTCTATAAGCATGGCTATCTGACGTTCTATCTCGAAAAATTCACGCTGCTTCTCTTCTGTTCCACACTCGTTTCGCATCAAGTGCTGATGCTTGCCCACGATAATGAAGTTTATACCCTTCGCTATCGTCTGCATATATTTCTGCATTTCGCTTGGCGTTACAATCTTCTTCACCGCTGATGCGAGCTGCTTGTATGCCTCGCCAGCCTCATTACGATAGACCAACATCTTGTCATATACGAATTTCAAGACATCATATTTGAATGAGGGGTTTATCCACATCGCAAAATCTATAAAAAGCAGAGGATGCATCCAAGTACCAGCCCCATTGCCTCGTGAAGCCCTTGATTTTACATACACCATTTTTGGGGTATCTAAATTCTCCCTTTTGACAATGGTATCTATAAATTCAGCCGTCTTAGACGAAGCGAAGTAATTGTCAAGTTTCCGCTGTACAACACCATCTTGCTCGTTCCATTGTTTCAACAGTGCCGTCGCGCAAAACATACCATCCTTTGTCCGCTGCTCAACAGTAAAGTTTGCAAGCGGTCTTTTCATAATCTGGTTTGTCTTCATCTTATATTTTATTTTTCCAGTCTTCGTAATTCTTTTCTTTTTTCAGTCGTTCTGTCTCCTTGCTGTAGTACTCAATGAGTTGCTCCAGCTCCCAGTTCGACCATTTCTTTGTTTGGTTATGCTTCACCCTCAACAACTCGTATCTCTGGGTTCCGAGTTTCTTTTCAAAGAATCTACTCAACTCCAACAGATGTGAACTGTTCATTCTGTTATCGTAAGCACACTCCATAACCATATTGTCCGGGTCAAACCTGGTGCTCATGTGAGCACGTCCCCATAGATGCGAACAATCACCCTTTGCAAACGGAAGATAACGTCCACATGTCGGGCAGCGGAAATACCCATCCTTGTTCACGTCGCGCAATCGGATATACAAACTCATTGTCTTGTCGAGTTTCGCTATCAACGATTTCGTACTTCTCCATTTGCCCGTCCTTGCAGCCTTGCCCCAAGTCTCGGACTTGTCCTTGTCTTTCTTTTTCTTCCAGAACATTAGTATATCTCCTCTTTCCTGCCCATGTCGGCAGAACGTTGTTTAATCTTCAAGTTGAGGCAGTGAATCCGCCTCACGCGCCACTCGAACAACTCTATCGGACAGGCCGTATCGGTATTGAGCAGCTTATATATCGCATCTACCTTATCCTGGTAGGTCTGCGTCGAAAAAAGTTGCAGCATATAGCGTCGGTTTTAGATTCTTTAAAAGTCCTATTCTCACGAACCGGACTGACATATAACGGAAATAAAAATCATACGTGCGGACACCTCCGCATGGTCTAAAACAAATTGCATTAATATCTGATTTCAGCTAATCCTCATAAACCGGCACCGTGACGTTTCGTCCTCCGAACTCGTCCATCGCCATCTTGCGTATTTTCTTGGCCATATCGCTTTGGGAGCGATAGCCTAACGCATTGTACACCATGCACTGCCCACAGTCAAATCGTGACATCAATGCCGAAATTTTAGCCCGTGGGACAATTATTTTCTTTTTTCTGGTCAACTTTGCCATATTTATTGTATATTTGTATCGTTAAAGTTTATATAAAACGTTATCTGTAACGCTTTCGAGTGCAAATGTACAATAGTTTAGACAAATGACCAAGAAAACGTAACAGAAAATCGTTACAATTTAGATATTTTTACATACGTATACATCAATAAACTGTTTTACACTATGACAACTATCATTGAACGCCTCGAAGCCGTCCGCCGACACTACGACTTGTCAGGACGCAAACTCGCCGACCGTCTTGGGCAGCGTCCGTCAACCGTTACTAACTATTTAAATGGCACACAAGCGCCTAAACTGGAGTTTATCGAGAATATCCTCGACCTCTTCCCCGAAGTCTCGGCAGAATGGCTTATACGAGGCCAAGGCGCCATGCTCATCGTCGACCAGCCCGACGTAGCCGAACTTAAAAAGCAATACGAGACCGAACTGCTCGTCAAGGAAGGCATCATCAAGGAACTTCGCTCCATTATCCTGGAGAAAAACCAAGACAAGCAGTCCCTCGACCGTCAGCAACTTGTAGGCTGATACCACTACACCAAAAAAGGCAGTGATAGTAAACAAAAAAGACTGGCACCTGTTCTCACGAATAGAAGCCAGTCTTTTGATTCACGCTTGAATCTCTTTATTTTAATATGAAAAAATTTAATCGTATGAATATCAAACTAAAAACCTAATTCCACAGTTAATGTCTTCGGTATTCTCTCTTCAACGTGACGTTTTTTCGGGTTTAATTTATTTTTTTCTTCAAATCGAAATCAAGAGAAAGAACCAAAGAGAAAATCATATTTATTATTCTCAATCTAAACTATCAAAGAGCATTCGGAAGGCTGAGGGCTTAGAGCAGACTCTCCCCTTATAGAGGATTGAGCATCCGTCTATAAGAAAGAGTCGCTTAACAGGTGAGCAAACGTCAGGATCAGACCCGTCACCACCACTTGCCAGCTAACGACAGTTAGTGTATGGAGCTTTCGGTGTTGCTACCGCCTTCCCGCGCCTTCTCCAATCAACTCTTGCGCTTCTGCCCCGGGGCCCACTTGCAGTGTTTGTTTCAAGTCGAAGTGATGCGTGGTGTATTTAGCCGTCTCTTACACTTCGACCATGAATAGGGACAAAAAAAAGAAGAGTCCCCATTCGCCGTTCGCTCACACCCGAACTTTGAATGAAGACTCCCTGTATATAGAGGATACCTGCGTCTGTAACATTGCTATCAGCGTGTGAGTTCTAAAAGCGATACAAAGATACGCAAAGTTGGGCAACCGTCCAAATCCCCGTTTATACATGTTAACATATCACAAACCCGTTTTTGTGTAAAATATTTTATATAATAGTTTTTGTATTACCAAAAAATTACCTACCTTTGCATTGAAACGCCGAGAACACTGATTATCAGACACCTATAGCATCATGTATGTAATCCCATGCGGATCACATATAGCACATTTTGCATTACATCTGATAATACCGATAACAGCTTCTCAATCAAGCCGTTATCGGTATTTTGCTTCGTGTAAGTTGTTGATTACAAACGGGTTAAATACATATACGTGTGTATAAAACGTTTTATGTCGCAGCGTTCGGGTACACCTGCATACATCGGCTTTCCGCGCATTCTGAATGTATTTTTGAGGTAGATGTATTACTAATGTATTACCAAATGCCAAAAAATGTATTACCAAATGCGTGTTCCTGTTCCCGATACATTATAAACACCTTTAAAGATTTATGCATTATGGCAATTTTGAAATTTAACATTGTTTATGACAGAAAGCACGCCACGGAAGAAGGAAAGCCCGGTTCTGTGGAAATTAGGTTTAGTCTGAGTCGCAAGCAGAAGTACTTCGCGACTGGCATAAGAATCGCCCCCAACGAGTGGGACAATAACAAAAACAAGGTCGTCCGCCGTACAGACAAGGACGAATTGAACAAGCGCCTTGCGGTTCTCTGTGCCAAAGCCGACCAGATTGTGAGCAAGTCTTACAGCGACGACAACTTCAATTTCAACTCTATCACCAAACTTTATCAAGGCGAACGTGCCGAGGAAATGGATTTTCCTACCTACTGTGAGCAGCGCACCCTCAAACGGCGTGTGTCTGAAAGCACTAAGACTCGCTACCGTGTCTTCACCCGCTTCTTGCGCTCATGGGGCAAGATGAATTCCTTCGCTGACCTTACCGTCGCCAATGTCCGTGCGATGGACGAATACTTGCATACTCGCGAGATAGGACAGTCCACCATCTACAACTATCACAAGTATCTGAAACTCTTCATTAACGATGCCATAATTGACAACCTTGTGCAGGAAAATCCGTATCGTCGCCTTAGCTTCAAGATAAGCCGTGGCGACAAGAAGTATGTCGACTGCCTCACCGTGGAGCAGTTCGATGCCGTCCGCAGCCTCACCGTTTCCACTCCCCACCTCTGCAAGGCTCGCGACCTCTTCCTTTTCCAATGCTACACCGGGCTGGCGTATGCCGACCTGATGGCGTTCGACTTCAACGAGTGCGACCTTATCGACGGTAAGTATTTTTATCACGACCGCCGTGCCAAGACCGATGTCGACTTCGTCCTACAGCTTCTCCCCCAGGCAGTCGACATTCTGGCCAAGTACGGCAACAAGCTGCCCACGCTCTCAAATCAGCGCTACAACGATTATCTGAAGGTCATAGGTTCTATGATAGGTGTCGACAATCTCCATTCTCACATGGGGCGAGCCACGGCAGCTACGATGTTCCTCTCCAAGGGAATGCCTATCAATGTTGTGTCTAAGGTTCTCGGACATACCAATCTTCGCCAGACACAACGCTACGCACGCACGCTGTCCCGTGACGTACGCTCGGCATTCAATAACATCGAAGACAAATTCTAAGCAATACCACACAGCGACCCTTGGAGAGTCGCTGTTTTTTTTATTTTTTCCACAGACGAATCACCGCAATACATATCCTCTTGTACGTTAAATTTGCGGTATGAATGATATTAGAAGCGTTATAATAGCAGTTACCGGGGCGTTCTTCGCCTTATTGAGTCCCATTCAGGACTTCATGGCAGGTATGCTCATACTCTTTGTCGTCAACTTCGTCTTCGGCTTGCTCGCTGCCATATTCAACGGTGAGGATTGGTCGTGGCGCAAGGCTGGCATGTGTTTCATCTATTGCCTTATCTTCTTCGCTACGGCAGCATCGATGTTCATCGTCGGGCACTTTATGCACACCGAAGAACAAGCACTCGTCTGCGTCAAATACGTTTGTTTCGCTGCCATTTATCTTTTTGGCACCAACATAGTACGCAACTGGCGAAGTCTATGCACACCTGGCTCAACATGGCACAAGCTCACATCGCTTCTCTATTATATTCTTACAGTTAAGTTTGTGGAGAAATTCGAGATATTCAAACATTTATCACCCGAACCAAATAACGACGAAACAAAATGAAGATAACACGACAGCAAGTCATTCAGATTGCTCCTGCTTCTGAGCCCTACGTTGACAAGTATATCAACTACATTAACGGCTATGCAGAAGCCTTTCATATTACCACTCCTCTTCGCATGTGTCACTATCTTGCACAGATTCTCCACGAGTCTGCCTGCCTAAAGCACACCGAAGAACAAGGCTCTACCCATTACTTCGACAAGTACGATACCGGACGACTCGCCAATAGACTCGGCAATACCCCACAGAAGGATGGCGACGGATACAAGTATCGAGGTCGTGGACTTATCCAAATCACAGGACGTGCCAACTATACTGCTTACAATAATTCACGATACTGCAAAGGCGATGTTGTCAACCATCCTGAACTCCTCGCAAAGCCTCTCGGTGCTGTCAAGTCTTCTATGTGGTTCTTCGACTCACATAATCTCAACAAGTATGCCGACAAGGACGACATCGTCAAGATAACCAAGGTTATCAACGGTGGAACAAATGGTCTTGATCAGCGCCGTGCCTTACTCGAAAAGGCAAAGAGTGTTCTTTCTGAAAATAAAAAACTATGAATATAAACGACGACAGACAGCGTGAATGGCTGCGCTCTATTATCAGCGACTTCTATTGGTTCGTAGTGATAATGACCATCTGGATAGGAATTATTATCTCCTGCTCCAGCTGTTCATCCCCTCGTCCCGTCGTCCTCGAACGTACCCTTCACGATACGGTACATATCAACAATATCCGCCTTGACAGCGTCTATATGCACGACTCCATTTACTTCGAGTCCATTGTCAAGGGCGATACCATCTATCGCACCAAGGTGATTACCCATTGGTGCAACCGTATTTCTATCAAGCACGATACTGTCTACGCTGCCAGAGAGAATAAGACGGAAGTCCCCGTCCCGGTAGAACGCAAGCTACCATTATGGAAGCAGCTCGCCCCGTCTCTCTATCCGATAGTCTTTATTATTATAATAGGTATAATAAGCATGATATGGCTTATATATAGAAAGGAATAACCTCATGGGAGTCCTTTTAAAATCTATCCGCAAGATTCTCGTCGAACTTATCGACCGCATCGATAGTGGCGAATGTGCCACTACTGACGAGCAGGAACGCATGTTCCTCGACCTCTGCACGATGATTGCCGACAAGGAACGTCGTGTCTCCAAGTACGAGGCTTGCCGTTACCTCAATATGTCACGCGCCAAGTTCGACCGCTACGTATCCGAAGGACGCATCCCTCACGGGCGCAAATCCCCGGGATTCAAGGAACTCTCATGGAGTCTTGCCGAACTCGACTGTTGTAAACTAAATAAGTGTTAACGTTTAATTTTTTGTCATAATCGTTTTTGTAGCCGTTCTGTTGCGATAACAGAACGGTTTTTCTTTGAGCATCATCTTCCTCATTTGAGCATCGTTAGGCGACACCTTATATAATAAGTAAATTTGCTTCAAGTCCCAATGGTGGGGCGAAACCTAAACTTTTATTATTATGTCTGAAACAAAAACTTATGTATTCGGCAATGATGGCCAGTGCGGTGGTGGCATGATGTCACTTCTTGCTCCTCTCCTCCAGCGCAACGGTCTCGACCCTAATCTCCTTCTTGCAATGAACAAGAACGGCAACGGATGGGGTGACGGTAGCGGTTTTATGTGGGTTATCTTCCTGTTCTTCCTCATGGGATGGGGCGGTAACGGTTGGGGTGGCTTCGGTGGCAACGGACGTGGTGCCATAGCCAACGAAATCAACAACGACTACGGACGCTCTCTGCTCATGGACGCTATCGGTGGCAACCGCAACGCTCTGTCTAATCTCGCTACCCAGCTCAACTGCACCGAAGGACAGATTCAGTCGGCTATCTCGGCTCTCACCTCACAGGTTCAGTCCGTCGGCAATCAGGTTGGTATGTCTGGCATGCAGACCATCAATGCTCTCCAGCAGGGCAACATGCAGATTGCACAACAGCTTGCCAACTGTTGCTGCGAGAATCGTCTTGCTACTTGTCAGCAGACCAACACTCTCCAGGCTGCCATCAACAACGTGGCTACCGGACAGGAGCGTGGCTTTGCCAACGTGGCTTACGAGACCCAGCGTCAGACTTGCGACTTGCACAACGCCATCAAGGACAGCACACAGACTATCGTCAATGGTCAGCAGCAGGCCGTCATGCGCGAAATGCAGAACAAGATTGACTCTCTCCGCGAAGAGAACTCTACCTTCAAGTCGTCTGCAATGACTTCACAGATTGTCGGACAGGCTCTCGCCCCCGTCAACGCTGTTCTTGCAGGTCTGCAGAAGGAGGTAGGCGAAATCAAGTGTGCCCAGCCTAACACCGTGACTGTTCCTTATCAGCCCTTTGTTACTGTTCCCAACTGTGTCGCTGCTCAGTATGGCATCTACGGCAACGCCAACGGCTTTTGGGGCTAACGAGAAAGGAGGGTTCTATATGATTTGGAATTATCCCTTCTCTTGGGTCAACCGTCGTGGTTCCGCTGCTGTGGCTTCCACTGCCGTAGCGGTGTCTGCTACAGCTGTCACGTTCTCCTTCCGTAATCATGCCTTTGCTTCGGCTAATTATCGCGGAACGGTCTTCGTCAAGCTGGCTCAGGCTGTCCCTACCGGGACTACAGGCACGCTCCCCATTCTCTTCGAGACCAATGGAGCCACCCAAGCCGTAACCAAGTACAACGGCGCCCCTCTTACCGTCGCCGACCTCCCAGGCACTGGCATTTACCAGTTCTGGTTCGAGCGCGACACTAACACCCTTCAACTCATGTCATGACGGGTATTGTCTAACCATTTCTAAAAGAAAGGATTTCTTATGTTCAGCGGTTTGCGTACCAACAGCATCTTCTATGTGCTCGACAAGAACAGCGAGCCTAAATTACAGATAGGACAGGTTGTCTCTGTCTCCAACCCTCAGCCCAAGTTCCCCACCTATCAGCCCGGACAGTTCTCTCCTCAGCCTATGGAGTCTGTCGTGGATATTCGTGTGAAACTTCCTGACGGCGAAATGGAGTTCAAGCAGCTGCCCTCCAATGGCCAGATAGCCAACTCTGGCTCTCTTGTCGTTTCCGAGTCGCGCGAGGCTATGTCTGCTGAGGTCGAGGCTATGCTTCGGCAGTCGCGTCAGATTCTCGACAGCGTCGACTATCATCGTTCCGTCGTATCTTCGTGCGAGACCATGCTTTCCCAGCTCAATCCTCAGATTGCCAAGGAGAAGGCGCAGGAACAGAAGATAACCCAGCTCGAAACCAAGATGTCCGGTATTGAGGGTACTCTCTCCAATATCCAGGGCATGCTTGCGCAGGCTCTCAAACCTAAGGCATAAGGCGTCCTTTCTTTTTGAAACTTAAAATCATTACGACTATGAACTATATTGTTGAAATCACCGAGGACAAGTTCTCTGAACTCACCGAGAACGCCGAGAAAATGCTTCGCTATGGAGGCAAGGTCATGTCCTGTCTCGACTCTATCAAGCGTGAGCGCTATGGCGAGCGCAGTCCTATGCCCGACTATCGCAGCTCCGACTATCGCAACCAGCGTCACGAACCAGAACGTGACGACTATCCCGACTATCGCCGTCCACGCGAACGTCGCGACTATGATTATTAATGTCTAACCCGAGGAGAATGTCATAAAAGGCATTCTCCTCTTAATCCCTATTCTTCAAATGAAACCTCGTCAGTCCCTTTCTCAGTACGACTACCGTCCTCCCGAAATGCTTGCCTACCTCCGTCATTACGGCTATCATTTCTCACGCCGTATGCACGACTTCGCTGTCTCTCGTATGCGTCGCGACAACAAGCCTATCACGCCTTGGACTAAGGAGAAGGTCGAGCAGACTCTTCATAAGTACGGCATCGTTCTCGACAATGCCATTGCCTACGACCATGTCTACGTCCTGAATATGGCTCTTGCCGACTTCTACGGTTCTTCCATCACCGATGAACGTGCCCTTGCTCTCTTTGTCAAGGACTACGTCGATGATGAAGATCAGCCCGACGGATTTGTCTTCAACCGCTTCTATGCCGATTGCGCCCTTTCCGGTACGCCAATCCCATGGGAAGACGTATTAGACCCCTCATAGCCTATGCGCTCGCAACAATTCACCTCCCTTCCTACGATTGGACGGTGCAAATCTTCTACAATGTCCCTCCCTTCAAGGTTGACATTATCCGCAGACATCTTCAATCTCTCGGCTGTCATTCGCAGCCCCTTGAAGATGCCTGCCTCCTTGTGTCCCAGTCCGTCCCCGACACTGCTTTCACCTATACCAATGTCTCTCTCCACCGCACCCTTATCGTTCTCTGTCCTCCGTCTTCTCCCTCTCAGTTCCTCAACACCCTCACCCACGAACTTCTCCACACCGTCAGCCACATTTCCGATTATTACAGTATTCCTCTCAATACAGAATCCCCTTGCTATCTCCTCGGCTCTCTCGCGCAAGCCTCTTATCCCGTAGCTAAACACTATTTGTAAAACGTTTTACACGACTTTTGCAAAATAATCTTGTCTGTATCATTGATATTTAGTACTTTTGCAGCAATACATCAATAACTCTTATGAAAACAATACTTCTATCTTTAGCTCTGTTCGCTTGCATAGCCGGCGACAATGTTTATATATGCACAGGCCCACACGCACGCCGTTATCATAAGTCTGCAACTTGCAAAGGTTTGCGCAACTGTAGCTGTGAAATAAAGCAGGTAAGTCTCGAAAAAGCAAAAAAAATGCACAAAACTCCATGTCATATTTGTTATAAACATTAAAAACGGAATAGTATGAAAAGATTATTATTATTAACTTTATCTGTGATTATGAGTATAAATATCATGTCACAGTCTATTTCAGCAAAAGAAAGACAACAGTGTAAACAGATGTATATACAGGCTGCTAAAGAAATGAACCAACAGATGCCTATAGTTATTGATGAATATACTACATTGTTTTCTGTCACATTTATGAATTGGGTGTATTCTTATAATTATCGTATTAATTTTGATTGTAGTAGTATATCCAAGGAAGATTTTGATGAAATGTTAAGTAACATAAAGAAAGAAGCAATCATAGACCAACGAAAACTCATTGATTCTGGAAGATACGGTGCTACACGCAGCGAAATGAAGCGTTTATTTAAAGCTCTTGGTTTTAAATTTAGGTACAATTATTCAGATATTAACGGTAGGTTTTTAGGTAGCTTTGAATACGATTATAGAGTTTTTTAAATATATAAAACAATGAAAAGAGTTAAGCTTTGGCAATTTGTAGTGGTTCTATTTATTTCTACATTCTGAGAAAGAAGTGGGCCGATGATAATTTGCCAACCATAATATTGAAATGATAATACAGGAGGGGGTTGCTGACTTGGATTGAATCGAGTAAAGAAAATAAAGGGAGAGGTAACTCCTCCAAATTATCCCAGGCTTAGATAGGCTTAACCAGGCTCAGTAAGGCTCATTACTCTATTCCTCAATACTCAATAAAAAAAGCACGAAGGAAAATCAATCCCTCGTGCTCTTTTTTCTTACGTCCCAAACAACTGGTCTATCTCCCCGTTGCTTATTGACTCTATAGCTCCTTGCGTCACAGGAGTTATTGTAGTCCCATTGCCAATATATAGCATAGGTTTACTGTTATCCTTCAGCGAGTACAGATTACCATTCTCAGGAGTACCATTGCCAAAGCCCTCCTTGCGCATTTCCTTCCAGTTCTTATAGTATTTACGAGTGCCAGTACCACTTTCAATAATACACAGCACAAAGCGATTCATCTTACTCAGAAACACTGCAAAACCACTTTCACTGCTTGGTGTGACATTCTCTATCAGAGTCACACTCTCGTTATTATACTCCTCAAAGATAGGAACATCAACCAGTGCCCCAGACTCATTTGCTTGCTTCAGTTCTTGACATGTCTTCTTGTCTTCACTTGTCATAAGTCCGTGCTTACTCTCAGTGGCATCCCACAGCTGATTGTCCCTAATCTTTGTGTTTCCATCCAGCATTGCCACACCATCCGCCACACCTTCCCTGTCAGTAGTCTTGCTCTTGATCAGAGCCTTTACCTTATCAGTGTAATGTGTTAATCCATTCTCTCCTACAAACTTTGCCATATCCTCTGTTTTTTAGATAATACCTAATGACAGTCCCCAATAAGTCAAGAACGTCCAGCCTATAGCTGCCACCTCTGCAATAAACAGTGCATACTTTCTGAGTCCCTTAATACATGCAATGCCTATCACATAAGCAACAATAGCTGCAATAGTCATAACAAAATTTGCACTCAGACACCAGCTAATCCCTGCCATAGCACATATAGTAGCAGCAGCCTTATGCACCCCTCTGTCCTCATTCATAAACCTTGGAGCAGCACCTACAAACATCAGCCCTCCACAGGCAAGGAAAGCCAGACATTGTACACCCTTGCCACAGTCCAGCAGACACATAAGCATCAGCATGCCTACTGCCACCATCACAACTTGAAACACCCATCCGCTTTTACCAAGCAGATAATAGATAGACGATACCATTTCTGGTACACCATATTCCTTAATCACTACAATCAGCATCACCACAAACAGCAATGCTGCAATAATACTTAGTCCTATCATAATCCTAAATCCAAATTAATATTCAACATTGAACCTCAGCTTCTCTGGATAACCACTCTTGTAGTCATACCTCATAGCATCCTCCACACTCTCCAGTTTCTCCACAGCAGCCCTATGACGTGCAGTTGCATTGAAGCAGTCAAAGGCATAATTTTCAAGCTGTAGACGCAGCTGTTCAGCCTTGTCACATGGCAGAGTGATAGGCACACCGTCAAACCACCAAGTGATTTCCTTGAATCCCAATGCCACCTTGTCAGCAATGTTCTGCTGAAAACCCATGCGCTCACTCTTCTTTGCCCAAGTGCGTATGCCGTTGATATAGAAGCTGTCCACATCTTCCGACTCATCATACTTGTCTATATATGCCAGCAGCGTCTCTTTCATTGCTTCCAGCACATTCTCGCCAAGACCTTCGGCTATCTCCTTTATCTCCTCCATGCTGGCAGGTTCTCCGCACTCAGCAATCTTCTCTATCACCTTGCTCATCCTTGGCTTGTAGAAAAATACCTCAACCCAGTAGTCACAAAGAGGCAGTTCCTTTTCCTCTCCTGTCTCTTCATTCTTTTCTGTCTGTATCTTCTTTGCCCATGCAATGTGATACATATATTCGCTTTTCTTTTCAAACGCCTTGAAATCAGCGGTTTTCCCAAATGATTTTATCATAATTTATTTTGTTTTTAGTCGTATAGTGAATAGATGGGGATAGTATATGGGCCAGTGTGGTTACACACAGTATGAGTAATTGCATCTTCTAAAATCCAAATAATACCACTAGCGCTTTGTGTTGATGTCCAATACTTGCAACCCTCCTCAAAATTAACAGAACTTGAGTCTATAGCATTTAAAAGGATACCTATGCTACTTCTATTCAATAACATTTCCTGAGCTTCACCTGCTGACATAAGGTAGCCTTTCTTGCCATTTTTAAAGGTATAGTTATAGCAGTAATATGCCGCTCCTGCTTTGGTGCCAAGTGTAGATACGATTGCTTCTGTATTGGCTTTGCCATTGAAATCACCCATAGCATCACTTACTGTATTAGCTACTGTAGCTCCTTCAACAAGTTGTCTTTGCTCACTCCACATTAGAGGGTATTTTGAACCCGCTGGAATGACAATAGCAACTTTTTCTGTGATTAAAGCAACTCCTACAACTGTATCTTTATTTCCATCCCATGAATCCCTATCTGTAAAATTGTTATTTGTATCAATGATATATGTTCCAAGACTCAAAGCCTTATACGTAAATGTCACCTCTCTGTTATACAGTGGCGAAGGCACATACTTCAACACCTGTGGCTTCATATACATCTTTACAACAGCAGCTTCTATAGTCACCTCCTTATCACATGGCACCTCAACCTTTATAGGAGTACCCTGCCAAGTCTGTGTGCTCACTGTTGTGTCACCACTCTTCACAGTAACTTTTGCCCCATTCAAGTTTGTATCAGACGCTGATTTGTCTGACACCAGCTTAATGACGACGGTCTCCTTCATATCCTCCTTTGTGAGATAACCTTGGTTTGACGCATAGTTGTTAATAGCAGTCTCAAGGTTTTCTGGCTTTACAAACTTAGCCTTTCTTACACAAAGCTCTTTTTTATTCGTATTATCTATCCATATATCTGCAATTCCATTGGATACTGGAGACTCTTCTATATAGAGTTCATTAAAATGAGATTTTTTTACGGTATCCACCAAGTATCCACTATCATTCGTCAAATCACTTACCTTTGTTGGGATTGTACCAATTGCAAAGCCTTGGTCACCTACCCACGTTTTTGTAGCATAGTCTGCCAATGACTGATGCTCAGTTAGAAAAGTTGCCTTTGTTACTTTAAGGACTTTACCATCTTTAGTTATATTTGCAATACCATTTCCACTTTGTGTTCCATCTGGCTGAACTTCATTCACATAACCATTCAGCGATGTAGCTGTCAAGAAGTTCTTTCCGTCTAACGCAGTTTTAGTTACATAATCATTAAGTGCACTACTCTGTGCATACTCTGGATGAGTATGTTTCTTGGCAGCATATGTAGTATCATGATTATGATTAACATCAGCCTTTTTTGCCAAACCGTCATTCAAAGCCGCAGTTGTCGCAAGCCCAGCTGCTGATGTCAAAAAATTTCCCTTTGTTGCTGTAATGATATTACCCGACTTAGATATGCCACTAATACCATTTCCTTCTCCTGTTTCAATGACCTTTGTAGCTGCATTAGTTTCCAATGTAGTAATTTTACCAGTAGCAGCATTCAAGTCCGAAGAATTAGCCTTCTTACCAATTTCAGTATTCAAATTCAGTACAGCAGCATTCACAGCCCTATTCTGAACAGGATTAGAAGTATCTCCCAGTTCAGCGTCAACATCAATAGTTTTATTTTCCAGTGTTTTCAGCTTTGAATCTATGGTAGCCATTTTGGCATCATAGGTTTCTTGTGCCACCTTAGCCTTAAGTGCATCATCTACCACCCCAAACTTTTTTGTTACAGTTTTGTTTGCTATAGGATTAGAAGATGTAGCATTAAAAGCAGTATCTACTGTTATTGAACCTCCAGGAGTTGGTGTAATATTATTCGTTTTCTCATCACCAATCTTTTCCCACTTAGATTCATCGTACGCCTTATTTGGGTCACCAAGATAAATATATTCTGTTTTATAGTTATTGGTTGTAAAAGATTCTGCTGGTACAAGATATATCTTCGAGGTATCAATACCAGTTGTAGGCAACTTATCCACAATCTTATACAATGATGCACTTAGTTGAAGATTACCACTTCCAAAAATTGACGCTCCGTTTATAGTCTTTGTTGTAGGCATCTGTGCTACAGGAATCTTACCATTAGCATCAAGTGTAGCCACACCATTTGCAAAACCTTTCTGGTTCGATGGTATCTGTGTTTCATTAATCACCTTACTAAGTCCCACCTGTGCCTTAGTCACACCATGAGGATTCTGTTTGTTGCCAACATGAGTAGTCACTTTGCTGTCCACCTCACCAGCTTTACCATCAGCATACTCCTTCATCTTTCCAGTGAAATGAGTCAGCCCCTCATTGTCCAAGTATTTAGTCATATTTTCCTCCTTCCTTTTTATGCAAACATTTTGTCAATTTCAGCATTACTCAGTTCCTCTGTAGCCACAGCACCATCCAGTTTCTCCACTGTCACACTACCAGCAGCAATCTTGCTTGAAGTGATGCTTCCGTTAGCTATCTTGTTTCCAGTCACAGCATTGTCTTTCAGCTTCTCAGTAGTGATGCTTCCGTCTTTCAGCTTGTCCTCAATGCCGTCAAACATACCCTTCACCAGCTTGTTAGCAGTAATAGTCCCATCCACTATCTTCTCAGCCGTTATGCTCCCTGCAGCTATCTTCTCAGCTGTCACGCTGCCAGCAGCAATCTTGTCCGAAGTGATGCTTCCGTCCGCTATCTTCACGGCATCCACGCTCCCCTCAGCCAGCTTCTCTGCTGTCACACACTTGTCTGCAAGGTCGTCCGTCTGAATTAAGGGCACCTTCGTTCCTAATTTTACGTCATTTCTAAATGTAGGCATACTTTATTTCCTCCGGTTCTTCTGATGTGTAAATCTTTATTTGTAACACTTTCGGCACGACATTCATCCGTAGGCAGAAAGCCTTCGTGTCCTTATGTTGCTCTATCGGTACACGTGGCCATTTCTTGCCGTCCGTGCTCTGTCTTATCACCACCTTGCCCTTCTTCTTCAAGCTTATCATCAGATAGATGTCACGCTCCAGTCTCAGTGCAGGGCTCGTCCATGCCAGTTCCTTGGCATCATACGTTGTTCTGACTGTCTCCATCTTATTTCTGTGTGTTAGTTCCCAAGCTCTGAACCGCAATGCTGAGCATAGTCTGTGCACCAGGGTCTTCATATGCAGCCAGAAGCAGGTAAGCGATATAGTATATGAAAGCATTTCTTTGAGTGTCTGATACGTTTACGTTCGTTGAGTCGTTCGGTGTTCCCGACAATGTCTGATTGGTTCCGATATACGAGATTTCGGCTGTGCATCCCGACTTCCACGGCTGCACCAGTATTCTTGTCGTGCTGCCACGCACTATGGTTGCCAGCGGCCTTTCTACTGTTCCCTTTGCCGTGTCGTCAAACATCAGCATCGCGTCGTCGCTTGTGTCGTCCACAGGCTTTGCCGCCTTACACCATATGCTCAGCCTCACACGCTGTATGTCCGCAGCAGCTATTCCAGCAGGCACTGTCACCTCCCCGACGTCGTTCACCGATGCTATGACTGAGTTTTGTGTCACACTCAGCCCTCCCGAACCGCCCGTGTTCTTACTCGTGCATTGACCAGTCATTACAGCCAACCACCTCAGAGCATAGTTTATCTTCGCCCTGATGATGTTGTCCATGTAGGTGTCCTCGCCGCCGTCACTCAGCTTCGAGTCCTCCCTCGTCTCGTGGTCAACACACCATTTCACCTCCTTTATTATATCTCCTACGGTCATATCCAATAGTGTTTAATGTTTATCAGCAACTCTCATATATTCCACTCCCTCATTTCACCAAAGGCTTAGTCGGCCCAGTAAGGCTTAGTAAGGCTCAGTTCCAATCACCAAAGCCCCTTTACCCCAGGTTCAGATTGGCAAACACCTCTCCCTCCTTGGCAGCAAAAGCCAGAGCCTTGCTCGGGTCGGTAAACTTCTTGTCGTAGTTGGTGTTGATGTACACAAGCAGCTCATCGGGAGTGGTCACCGAGTCTGCCGTATCCACGTTCTTAGGCTTCTCTTCCGGCACGACTTCCTCTACGTCGTCCGAGGTCTTAATCTCGCGCACCAGCACCACCGTACCGTCTTTGAACAGTTCGCTCGCTTCGAGCAAGTCCTGAAAGTACTTTCCCTTCAGCGAGATTTCGGGGCATGTTCCGGCAATCACATTGCCACCAGTGAAGTTATAGCGCACCGTGTTTCCACCTGCACCTTCAAGCACATGCGAAGCGTTATTTTGAATCTTTTTCAGTCTGTATATCTTAATCATCTGTTTCTGTTTTTATTAAAAAGCCCCCACTGAGCAATGGAGCTTGCTCTCAATGGCTCAGCGAGGACTTGTCGGGACAATATTTTTTATTAACAACTTCTTTTTAGGCGGCTACGTCCTGGCCCTTGTAGGCTTCCCACTTGGTGCCGTTGTAGTAGTACACCGAACCCTTGTCATACTGAACGTCGCCAGCGGTGTAGTCCTCAGTAAGAGCCACCTTCATGCCCTTTGCCGGAGTGTCGGGGAGCTTTGCAGCCGAAATGATAGTACGAAGTGTGGTCATGCCGAGCTTCGAAATCTTAGCCTCTGGGCCTACGAGCACCGAGTTGTAACCGCGCAGAGCGATACAGTCAGACTCCTCGTGAATCCAGCGCTTGGCGTCGCGGATAGCACCCGCACCCTTCGACATGTCGTTGGTACGCTCCTTGTTGGCTACACGTACGTAGCGACGGCTTGCCTTAAGGTCTACGATAACGGCGAAGTCCTCCATGTGCATGAGGTCGAGGGTCTGATCCCATACTACGTCGAATGTACCGAAGGTGTCCTTGATACGCTTGAAGGTAAGGTCAAACTCGTCGTGGTTGATGATGTCGTTCTTGCCGTCCTTCTCAATCTTCATCTTCTCCATGTTCTCGATGAAGTTCTTGCCGGCGAATACGTAGGCGTGGTTGTTCTCTGCGAAGTCCGTAAACTGAAGCTTCGACAGGGCAATCCAGTCTTCCCACTTCTGAATATCACCGATAGCGTAGGCGTTCGTCAGCTGTGGCAGAATGCCCTCTGCAATATACACGTCCTCTACAGCGCCGTCCTCGGTCAGCACCTTGAAGCGCTTCTTTGTACCAAGCCAGTACGAACGCTCTGCACGGAGGTTGTACTTCATGATTGCGTCTGCCTTAAGGTCTTTCACCGAAATTGGCACCTTGGTCTGCACCTTCTCAAAGTCTGTGGTGAAGAGAATGTTGAGCAGCTTCTTCTGTACATATACCTCCTTCTCACGGGGCTGTGAGTTCTCGGGCGGAACCATGAGCTGCGACTCGCTTGCTGCGGTTGAGCCTACGAGGAATACCGTACCCGAAGGAATGTCCGGGCAGGTCATGCTGTCAAGGTCTGTCGACGGTGTACCGTTGTTCTTGGCCTTGCCGTTGGTGGCCTGTAGTGTCACCTTCTTGCCGTTCGACTCGATTACATACAGCTGCAAGATGCCCTCACGCTCTGTTGTCGAACCTTCCTTGTAGCCCTCCACATCGGGCACGTACACGGTCGAGCACTTGTAGAACGGACGCAGCGAACCCGAGAAGTTGGTCGAGTTCAGCTCGATGGTGTCGCCACCAGTGATGGCTGCCGTTGTCTTGCCGTCGAGGGTCTCACCGCCGATACGCATGTGCTTGGCAGTCCAGTTCTTGATACCAACCTTAGCTGCCACCTGTCGTGCAATACTGAGCAAAGGAGTCTTGTATGGATAGAACTTCACGATGTTTCTGTCCCACTCCTCATCAATCATATCGCCCTCTTTGAGCTGCGTTGATGATGCCTGCGAACCTGTCAAATCCTGTCCGTCCTGCTTACCGCCAGGGCTGTTAAGGTCACTCTTGCCAGCCTCCACTGGCTCGTTTGCCTTTGCTTCTTCTGCCGATGCCGGGTCTGGGCCCTCGTCGCCAATCTGCGGGGCTACAGCGTCACCTACAGCCATAAGCGACGCGCCTCCTGTCACTACCGAAAGAATCATGAGGAGCATCCACATGAGAAATCTTCCGCTCTTAACAAACTTGATAATCTTTTCCATTTACTGATATTTTAAATTAATAATTCGTTAAACCAATCCGTCCCAGAAGCTGCTGCCCTTCTTCTTGCTGGGCTGAGCACCGCCGTTGGTGTTAAGGGTAGGGGGCAGGTCGTTCTTCTCCGAACGCTTCACCTTGTTCTGAATCTTCTCGTTGCGTCCCTGCATAGCTCCTTCTTCACGAGCCGAAGCCACGTCAGCGTCATAGTTCTGCGCGTTCTTGAACAGCGACCATGTCTCTGCCGACACCTTGCCGTCCTCCGCTTCGCCTATCATCTTGAAGAACTTCTCCCACAGGTCTGCCTTGGCATCATCGTCAAGGCCCAGCTCGTCCATGGCATCTGCCGACTGTTTCAGGTTCTCCGCAATCTCTTTCTCACGGTTCTCTTCGTCAGTCTTCTTCTGCTGGAAGTCCGCAATATGCTGAGCCACTTTCTTGCCCATTTCCTCGTCCTCCAAGGCTGCGCCGATGTCAATGCCCTGCTTAGCCATCCACTCTATCGGACTCATGTCGGGGTTGTCCTTCAAGTCCATGGCCATTGCTGCAAGCCAGCGGTTGTTGTCAAACATTTCGCTCAGCGCACGGCCGTTCTCCTCGTATGCCGACAGAGCGTCTGCATCATCGTTCATCGCACCGTACCTCGCTTCCTTGTCCTCAAAGTCAATGTCCTTGTGACGCTTGCCGAACCGCTCCGCAAAAGCCTTGCGGTTCGGACGTTCCTCCACAGGAGGTGCCATCGCATCCTGTCCGGGTGCAACGTCATTCTTGTTCTTGTTTTCTTCGTCCATTTTTCTTTCTGTAAAATTTAGATTTGACTTCTAAACCGCAAATATCTTAGTTTTTTATCACTGTTTTTCCGTCTTTCGTCTGTAGGACGAAACACGGCATTTAGGGCTTGTTTTTCACGTATTTTTGCGCTGATACTCAATGTTATTACATACAGAATATGCAGAAGAATATACCCACATTATCACGTGTTATGCCGTCCTCGGGCAAGACGTTCGACTCCGTGCGCCGACGCATGGAACGTGAGCACGGCAGCAATACCGACTACGGGCTGTTGCAGCGCTGTTGGCAGGCGTGGAACAATCTTGAAGCTGTACGCCTCGCACGCGACCGGGCTAAGCGATATTGCTACGGCGACCAGTGGGGCGACACCGTAAGGGTCTACAAGAACGGGTTCTATTACGACTATACCGAGCGCGAATATCTCAAGAAGAAAGGCTCTGTTCCTCTCTCCAACAACGTCATGGTCTCCATCCTCAACACCATCGTCGGACTCTATGCCAAGCAGGGCACCGAGCCTGTATGCTTCGCACGCACACGCTCCTCACTGTCTCTCTCCGATATGATGTCTGCCACAATGCAGTGCAACTGGCAGAACACGCAGATGGAAGACCTTCTCAAGCACGTTCTCGAAGATTATCTCATCGGTGGAGTAGTGGTCTGCCGTGAGTCATACGAAGACCGCGAACAGGAGATTGAAGACTCATGGACTGATTATGTCGAGCCTAACTATGTCTTCTGGGAGGGTGGTTCCGACCCCCGACACCTTGACTTCTCGCTCATCGGTGTGCTTCATGACGTTTCAAGAGAAGACCTTTATAAGAAGTTTGCCAAGGACGAGTACGGACTTGATGTCAACCGTCTCAACCGCATCTTCAATATCGACCCCGACGACGCTTCCACCGAGGGCACACTGCACAACGACACCAACGACTTGTCTAACATTTCGTTCGACATTCCGTCGCGTCGTGGCCATTGCGTCCGTGTCATTGAGGCGTGGACTACCGAGACGAAGTATCGCTATCAGTGCTACGACCCTATTGCCACCAACGAGTCTGATGCCTATTTCCGCATCGAGTGCGACGACAAGGTTCTTATTGCCCAGCTCAACGCCAAGAACGCCGAGCGCAAGCGTCAGTACGACCTCATGGGTGTTCCGCCAGAAGAACGGGCTTATATCACAGCCAAGAAGGTGGCAGATAAGTATTGGTATTACACCTACATGGCACCCGACGGAACTGTCCTCTGCCGTGGCGAGTCGCCCTACGACTTCAAGTCCCATCCTTTCACCGTCAAGCTCTATCCCTACATCAACGGCGAGATTCATCCCTTCATGGGCAACATCATCGACCAGCAGCGCTACATCAACCGCCTTATCATCATGAACGATATGGCGATACGTTCCTCTGCCAAGGGTCTTATGCTCGTGCCTACGCAGGTACTCGACGGTATGACACCCGACCAGTTTGCCGAACAGGCCACCGAGTACGACGGAATGATATTCTACACCCCAAAGGCTACTCTGCCCAACTCACGCCCCGATGTCATTACGTCCAACGCTGTCAATCTCGGCACCAACGAACTCCTACAGATTGAGCTTAATCTCATCCGTGAGGTTTCCAATGTGTCGGGTGCTTTGCAGGGTAAGACTCCTACAGCCGGAACTTCTGCTTCACGCTACGCCCAGGAGTCACAGAATGCCTCCACCTCACTTTACTCAATCCTGAAGGACATCGAGTCGTTCACCGAGAACGTCGCACAGAAGAAGTGCATGATGATCAAGCAGTACTACGAAGACGGACGCATCATATTCAATCGCGACTACACCTCCACGTTGGAGTACGACCGCATGGCTGCACGCGACATCAAGTTCAAGATTTCAATCAAGAACGCAGCTGCCACCGCTGCCTATCAGAACAATATCAACGACCAGCTCGACAGGCTCCTCGAACTTGGTGCTATCAATGTCGTACAGTATCTGCAAAACCTCAACGCCCCGTTTGCCGACCGTCTCTTACAGGACATTCAGAGCCAGCAGGCAGAGCTTGAAGCGCAACAGGCAGCAATGCAGCAACAGCCACCGCAAGACGGCATCGTCCCCGGTGCCGACCAACAGGCAGTCCAGCAAGCACAGCAATACCTACAGCAATAGCGATAAGGTATCAAGCAATCTCAATCAATGGCTCAGTAAGGCTTAGAAAGGCCCAGTAAGGCCCATCACCAACAGCCCAGTAAATTAAAAAATCACTATGTCAATGTCAATATCCGTTACCCTATCCGATGTCACCGCTGCCGCCAAACAGCAACTCTCCATTATCGGCAAGCATCACAAGACAGCCTCGGGCGAAACCCTTTTCTCCACGGCTACGCTCTCTTCATTGGAAGAAAGCGCAATGCCGACATTAGCTCAGTCGGCGGCGCACATCGTCGTCGCCGAACTTTCTCCCATAATCACGTCATTCGCAGGAGGCGAACATCTGTCATTCTGGATTGACAACGACCGTTGGAACAACGGCTTGAACTCGGCATTCTCTGCGGCTTTACAGTCTTACCTCATAGCCAGTACTGTGCAGTCGGTCATCAATATGTTCGCACCCGACATCGCGCCAAAGTACACAGCCGATGCCCAACATCTGCTTGCCTCGCTTGTCAAGATGGCTTTCACGAAACAGCAGCCTCGTATCTCTTCCTCAGCGTGCAACATAAGCGCCACTGCAACAGTTGAAGACAGCGAAAAAAACGACGGATACAGCAATTGACAATAAAACAATTTGATTATGAAGATAACTTTCACCATTTCCAAACCACTCGCTATAGAGGCAGTCAAGAGCGACACCTACATCAAGGGCTCTATCGACTCGTCAACACAGCAGGGAGCTGACAAGCTCCGCTACAACGAAACCGCTGGCGACATAGACGTACACGAAAGAAAACTTGCAAAGGATTTTGTGCGAGGCGTAGAACGTTTGAAGTCCGTCTATGTCGATTTCTTCTCACCCAACCATCAGTCGGTGGGCGACTCTTCTATATCGGCTTCCTATTCCGGCAGCGAAGGCTCTGCAAGCATCATCATTGTCATATCACGACGCTTCAACGGTGCTCTCACTGATGCCATAGCCAACTACTCGCAGCAGTATGTCGAGGAATACATGACTTATCAGTGGTGGCTGTCAGCAGGACAGCAGCCACAGGCCGAACCACATGCCGCCATGATGAAGGATTTGGAAGACCGCATACGCAAGTCGTTCACCATTTCCTCGCCATTGCAGGCAAAAGCCGAATACTCATCCGTGAACGGGAAGATGTGCAACGACGACGGCACGGATTTTACAGGCAACTGATTTATTCACCAATAAATAGTACATACTATGATAATCAAATTTCAAATCATAAAGTCGCTTGTCCGTGAAGCGTTCCAGTCTGCCACTTTCCTTAAGGGACAGATGGACAAGATTACCGCGGGAGCCAACAACGCTCTTGTGGCAAGCGAAACGGCTGGCGACGAAGCTCTCCACGAACGGGTGTTCACTTCCGATTTCCACGCTGCCTTGGAAACTCTGAAAACCATATTCGTCGACTACCTTGTGCCTACACCTCAGACCGTTGGCGACAATGCAATCTTCTACAATGAGAAGACTGACGACATCGTGGAGTTTACATTATCGGTGTCGCATCGGTTCAACGGTACGCTGACGGACACATTGGCACGGCTGAGCGCCAAGTATGCCGAGGATTACGTTACGATGCAATGGTGGATAAAGACCACCAACGCCAAGCAGGCTGAACCCTATCAGGCTGCTCTTGTCAAGGACGAATCCGACATACGCAAGTGCTTCATCCTCTCAGCGCCACGTGTCCCCACCGTCAAGTTCCCCACCTCTATCACTGCCAAGGTCGACGGCTCCGACAATGGGGGCGAAGTCACGCTTCCTATTGACGAGGACGCAACGGTTTCATACAGCCTTAACGGCGGTGCTGTTGACGACATCGAGGCACGTTCCGAAGACGTAGGCATTGTACACATCGTGCGCTCTGCCCAACCTAAGACATTCGTCCTTCGTCCGGTTAACACTGGCGTTTCCAAGGTACGCCTCTTCTCTCGCCATTCCGACAACGTCTACGCAGAGTTTACAGTCATAGTTTCCAAAGAGCATTAACCCAAAACAATGTCTATATGAATCACGACTTTTCCGAACTGCATCCGCACATGGCTTCACGCGAAAGAGGATGGAATCCAATCCCCAACCCGCTTGCACCCCAACCGCCACGTCGTGCTTACGGACACTCCGTCAAGCATATTTTCCTACAGGCCGACCAGCTCCTCTATGATGTTGATTCCATTACCGGCATGATTGATAGGACAGCACGTATAGCGCACAACGATACCGAGGTTGCCACGTCCGAGTCCGACACCTACCGTCCTATACTTTTCCGATGGTTCGACCAGTACATAGCCAGTGTTGAAAATTGCCTTTCCGCTTTCGTTCTCAAACCCGAAGGTGTCACCCGTCTCAACGACCTCAAGGAGTGGGACGAACGAGAGATTTCGCTTCTCATGCCCGACTACTGGGATGCCACCGTCTACGACTCTCTTGTCCAGGCGATTCACCAGTATGTAGTTGACGGCGCCCTCTACAAATACATGTCTCTTGTGCTCTCCTCACGCGACCTTCGCACCATCGACCGCAAGCAATCTCTCGAAGAAGGCCTTACCAGCATCCGTGCCCTCTCCTGCCGAGTCATTCCCGGCACAGTCCACAAGCACCTAAGCCCCTTCTAAAGCGATTGCACCCCAAAATATCACCCCACAGCTTAGTCGGCTTAGAAAGGCCCAGTAAGGCTCATCATCAAGGTTCAAAATTTCCCTCACTATGCAAAAGACTCTCGACGACATCCCTCTCATATCCGAGCGTCGCAAGAAGCTTCTTCCTGCCGGGCGCAAGGCGCAAAAGGAGTTCATACGCGACCTCCTCTCTACCAATCAGGAGAAGTTCGAAGAGCTGTTCTCCGAACTTGCCGAGCACGACCCCAAGGCATGGCTGCTCCTCTATCACGATATGCAGAAGCACGTTGTCCCCAAGCAGTCACAGCTCAACGTTTCCGTAGGCATCAACAAGGATTTCCAGGAACTACAGGCACTATCCACCACCAAGACCGACGACCCTCTCGCCATCGGTGCCAACCCCGTTCCACGCATCGAAGATGCCGACTTCGAAGAACTAAAGGAGTACGAAGGACTTTAATCAATAATTAGCCCTCACCCCAAAATTTCACCAACGGCTTAGTCGGCTCAAAAAGGCCCAGAAAGGCTTATCACCCAGTTCACCCAAAGGCTCAGAAAGGCCTAAAAAGGCTCAGTAAGGCCCATTAAATAATTAGAAAATGCTCATTACCGACCGTGACATAGATGCTTTAGTAGCCGAAAACCAATCTCGCTACAATGAAATCTACGGGCCTTACGACCCGTGGACAGGCATCGGCTGCTACGGTTTCGAGTCACGTGTCTGTCTCGAAATACCCGACTTCATCATACCCAAGATGTACGTTCCCAAGGAGTGCATGCGCACCCTCCTTTACAAGAACCTGCAGCACTACGGTACTTTGAAGGACGTTCTCATCCATGTCCTCCGCAAGGACTACGACGAAGACTCGCCCGACACGCAGAAGCTACGCGCCCTCCTCACATTTGAGATTTTCAAGGTACGTTTCCGTGAAGACCCCGAGTTCGCCCTTTTCTGTACTGATAAGATTGAGGACAAGAACACGGGCGATATGATTCCCTTTCGTCTTAACTATCCCCAGCGTCGTCTTATAGCACTCTTCGAGAAGCTGCGCCACGAGAAGAAAGCCATACGTGTCGTTATCCTGAAGGCTCGTCAGTGGGGTGGCTCTACTCTCACGCAGCTCTACATCAAGTGGATGCAGGACTTCCGTCACGACGGTTGGAACGCCATCGTCCTCTCGCAGGTCAAGTCCACATCAAAGAAGATTAAGGCTATGTACCGCAAGGCTGTCGAACGGCAGAAGGGTTGGACTATCGGACACCCGGGCGTACAGCTCATGCTATCGCCCTACGAGAACTCACCCGACGACTTCATCGTCACCGACGGCAACAAGGCTCTGCGTCGCTCTACGCTTACCGTTGCCTCCTTCGACAACTTCGATGCCGTCCGTGGCAACAACTTCCACTGTGCCCACTATTCCGAGGTTGCCTATTGGAAGAAGACACCCGAGCACGACCCCGAAGGCGTTATCTCGTCTATCTCTGGCGGTATACATAATATTGAGGACAACATCGAGGTCTTCGAGTCTACAGGCCGTGGCGCTTCCGGATTCTTCTACGACCGCTGCCAGCTTGCCATGGATCCGTCCAACAACGACGCCTACGCCTTCATCTTCATTCCTTGCTTCATCATCGAGAACGATATGGAGCCCGTTGAAGATGTTCGGGCTTTTGCCGAGTGGCTGCTGCGCAACAAAGACCGCTCCACCTGTCCTAAAGGTTTTCGCGAGACGGGCAAGTTCTTTTGGCGTATGTGGGAAAAGGGAGCTTGTTTCCAGGCTATCAACTGGTATCGCAACTTCCGCAACAAGTTCAAGACGCACGCCTTCTGTGCTACTGAGGCTCCTATCGACGAGGAGGAGGCTTTCCGCAATTCCGGCAACCTTGTCTTTAATCCTTACTCCATCGACGACCTCCGTCATGGCGAAGTCAAGAAGCCCAAGTTCCTTGCCGACATCGTCACCTCTGGCAAGAAGTCTTACGACACCATACGCAACTCCAAGATTACCATTCGTGATGATGGCGAGGGCGAACTTAAAATTTGGAGCCTGCCCAACAATCAGATTCTGCGTGTTTCCGACCGCTACGTTGTCAGCGTCGACATCGGTGGCAAGTCCTCAACGTCCGACTATACCGTTATGACCGTACTCGACCGTATGGGCATGATGCCTTCTGTAAAGGACAAGCCTCGTGTCGTGGCTCGCTACCGTGGACACTGCCGTCACGACGTGCTCGCATGGAAGGCTGCTGCTCTCGCTCACTACTACGACGATGCTCTCCTTGTCATTGAGTCCAATACTGCCGACCGTGAGAAGAACAACAATACCGAGGGCGACCACTTCGGCTCTATCATCAACGAGATTGCCGACTACTATCCCAATCTCTACCAGCGCCGTTCTTCTCCCGAGGACACCACAGGCAACGTCCTCGCCAAGTATGGTTTTCAGACCAATAAGATTACGAAGGGTTGGCTTATCGACAACCTTGAAGCCTTCGTCGACGACCGTCTCTGGCACGAACCCGACACCGAAATGTATCACGAGCTGCGCATCTACGAGCGCAAGGAGGATGGCTCGCTTGGCAACATCGAAGGCTCGGGCAATCACGACGACGTACTCATGTCCACTGCCATTGCCCTCTACGTCTCCACCAACGAAATGGAACTCCCACGCTGGCGCACCGACGAAGGCCTCAAACACCACTCCGACGGCGTACGCACCGAAGCCTCAATCTAAGAAATGCCAAAGGCCCAGCAATCCTCACAAAAAAATCACCCCAAAGGCTCAGAAAGGCCCAAAGAGGCCCAGCAAGGCCCAGTAAATTAAAAAAAAACAATTCACTATGCAAAAATCCCTATCTTTCAACAAAGGCATCACCACATCCCCGTCCGACCTCCTGTCCGACGACACCGAACTTTCCGCCTCACGCGACCTTATCTTCCGCAATGGCGAGATACAACCCCTACGACAGGCTAATCAGTTAGGCAGCCTGGCTCATAAGCTCCTCTATATCCACAAGGGTGCCGGCTACACCAACGCCATCACCTACGATGAACATACATACTACCTCTATTGGGGTACAATCAGCGGCGATACCATCACCGAAGACACAGGCTCGCTCTTTGTCGGCAAAGTCTACGACATTTCCTCAGTAGGCAACACCCTCGTCGTAGCCACCGACAAAGGCATACATTATATATTACATAAAGAGGGAAAGTACATTGACCTCGGAACCGAACTTCCAAGACCCGAATTCCGTTTTTGGCTTGAAAGTAAATCTCTTTCCAATCCAATCAAAAAGTCTGATTACATTTCCTTCCAAGATTACATGAAGACGGATACTTGCCAGGCTTTCTATACGTCTAATGGAGAACTCTGTAAAATAGAATACGTTGACCCCGGAAGGGACGATAGTTCCAGTGTAGGAAAGTCAAGTAAAACTATTAATTCCAGCACTCCTGATACAAGCAAGACATTGACATACAGAGGATATTGTGCAAGACAATCTAAGACTTCCGAAATAAACACCGCGTCTAACGCTCTTGTTGCTTTACATCTTGCAGAAGTCAAAAAAGAAAATCTTTTCGCATTTCCATTTTTTGTTCGATTTGCCTTGCGTTTGTATGATGGTTCTTATACTCGCATTTCGTCACCAGTTCTTTGCTTGCCTTCTATCCATAACAATGTGGCTCTAATACCTATGAACGCAGATTATAGACCCACAACACAACAGGTTGGGTATTTTATCCCTTCTGTTAGTCAGGCTTCACTATGGTTTAAAGCATTTGTCAATGATGCTGACAAATGGAGTGATATTATAAAGGATTGCGTTATCTTTGCTACTGATGAAGAAATGCAATTCAATATTGATGAAGACTGGTATTTTTACCAGCCGCATGAGTTAATGAACACTTATATATGCGACAGAATTGTTGGGGATGCTTATTCTTGTTTTGGCAAATGGTCTTACAAGATAACACACAGTAGTTCGTTTGGCTCGCAAACAGACGGTTACCTTACTTCTGTCATTATGCCAGCTAAGATGAAGACCGAAAAGCAGATTATTGAAAGCCTTTCCAAGAAGGGAGTTTTCTACAAATTGCTGGATTTTCCTTTTTCGTCCATAAATAATTATACAAATGGTGTAGAAACCACAAAGTTAATAAACGACAATGTTGTTACTAACCTTACCGAGCAGGAACAGCTCGGTGTTGATGATTATATGGGATGGACTACTATCTCTGCATCCAAGCTTTATGCATATAATAGTCGTATTAACGCTTTAGATATCAAGCGTAAGCCTTATTCAGGATTTAATCACTTTATAGCTGTCAAACCTTCTACATCAGACCCTATGTCTTATTACGTTCGTTTGTCCAAGACCGCAGGCGAAGTATGGATAAAAGGGGCTGCGTTTTGCGATGTTAGAAGTGCCTTGCTTAGTTGGTTTTTTTATCCCGACCCTAACGCTAAGGAAGTCCTTTTCTATGACGAGTCGACACAAAAGGGAATAAGCGCCCATCTTCAAGGCCATCCGCGCCTCAATGGTGCTTACCTTATGCAGAAATTACCCGATGGAACACTCCCCGTGTTTACTAATATTAGTAAGCCTGTCGTAAATGATGATTTTTACGAAGTCCTCGACTCCCAAATCTTCACCTCCGTTGTCAACAACCCCTTCGTCTTCCAGGCATCGGGCGACAACACCGTAGGCACTGGCTCTATCCTCGGCATCGCTGCCAACACCGAGCCTATCTCACAGGGACAGTTCGGACAGTACCCCCTCATCGTCTTCACTACTGAAGGCATCTACGGATTGTCCGTCAACTCCGAAGGACTCTATTCCGCATCCTATCCCATTTCGCGCGAAGTCTGCAACAATCCCGAGTCAATAACACCCACGGGCAATGTCGTATACTTCACCTCCGACAAGGGACTCATGGCTGTATCTGGCGGTACAGTACGTTGCGTCAGTCCTCAACTCTCGGGAGCCAATCCGCCGTACTCCGACGCTACGGTCAGTTTCCTTACCTTCGTGCGCAATGCATTCCTTGCCTACGACTATCGCGACTCGCTGCTGTTCATCTACAACGTCAGCTACGACTACGCATACGTCTATAATCTTCTTGACGGAACCTTCGCCACCATATCCCTCGGCTCTAAGCGCATACAGCGAGCTGTGTCCAACTATCCCGACACGCTCCTCCAGGACTCCAGCAACAACGTCTATTCCTTCAGCAAGATACCAGTAGCTCAGTCCGACTCTCAGACATATTCCGGTACGTTCACAACACGCCCCCTCAAGCTCGGCTCGTCCATACAGCTCAAGACCATCCATCAGATAGTCCATCTGTTCAACTCTGCTGGCGGAACTCTCAAGCTGACAGTCTGGGCATCCAACGATTGCCATAGTTGGAACAAGCTGCATTCCCTCCACGGCAAGCCATGGAAGTACTACCGCTTCCGCTACACTCTCTCCAATATCTCAGCGTCTGACACCTTCGCTGGCACAGTCATCGACTTCACCCCACGCTTCACCAACAAGATAAGATAAAAAAAGGTGCCAGCACCTCACGGCGACAGCACCCAAATCATGAAAAAAGTATTCAATTAACTAACTAACCTTAAATCTTAAAAACGAAAACACAAAACCTAATATGTAGCAGTACAAATGTAGCAAACCATTTACGTTTGGTATAAGCATCATTATCAATATCACAGGCATTCCTGCCTTCAAGTATTCCTTCCATCTTCCCGTCTTGCCCCACATAATACCGAACATCGCAAACAGCATACCCGACATACCCACAGTAGGCTTGTCCGCCCACATCGGCATCCAGCTCGCAGCCACGGCTATCACATAGCCTACCGCTACGTTCATGCGCTGTCTCACGCCCCATAGCACAAACAGGTTCGCTGCCATATGCCACACGTTCGCATGCAGAAAACTATAAGTGAAGTGAGGTAGCAGTCCGCCGTGCGCACTGAAACCCTCCAGTCTACTGCCTGCCGTCAGCAGCACGACGCTTAGCGTTGTCAGCAGCAGCTTTACTCTTACGTCCACTGCCATACACTTCGCCATGTCTGAAATCCTTACCATAAAGTCTGCATTTGACAAACGTGTCCTTAATCGTGCGGGGAGCCATGAAGAACTCCGGCGCTGGTTGTGATACTATAATAGGGCATAGAAACCACAGCGACTTGCCTATATACTCCTTTCTCTGAGTCAGCTCCTGCATCCTCTCAAACAGCGAGTAGTACAGCCTCTGCTTGTTGCTGCCCAATGCGTCCACAATCGAGAAGTCACCCACAACCATCCTTCGCAGCTTCTCGTAAGCCTCCTTCGCTGACACGTAATAACGTGGAGCAGGATGCTTCGCTATCTTGTCCCATACCTCCTGCTGGCTCCAGCACTTGGGATATACGTCACGATAGGCTTTTGCCAAGTCTTCGCGCTGCATACGGGTTATATCATAATTCTGTTTGGTCATAAGGCTGTGGGTTTTCGATACAAAAATACGCAAACTTAGCCACATAACCAAGTTTGCGTATCAAAATTAAACACTAATAATCAATAATTAGCAATTAATAACCCTAATCATCAAAGGCTCAGAAAGGCCCAGTCGGCTCAGTAAGGCTCACACTCTCAGCCTTAATCATCACTAACCTTATCCATCTGCTCCACAGCCTTCTGCATTATCATTTCGATGTTCTTGTTGGCAAAGTCCACCTGCTTCTTGTCGTCAGCGTTCAGACGCTTCATCTTGTTCCAGCGCTTCATCTGCTTCTCGGCATCTTTGATAATACGGATTCTTGCGTAGTCAGCCGACTGTTCGAATCTGTGTCTGTCGGCAGCGTTACGTATTCTCTCCGTCAGCGGAACGTTCTTGTTCTTCAGCATCGAGTAGTTGCTCGTGCCCTTCTCCATGCTCTCCTTGTAGCCATACCACTTCGCTTTCGTTCTTGCCATGCTCGCCTGTTCCGAAGGAGTGTACATCAGCGAACGCAAGAATGGTATGTCCTTGGTCTCAATCTCCTGTTCCCGACCGTCAGCATACTTCAACACCAGTCCAGTTCCACGGGTTATGAATGTGGCAGCACCACCGCCAAGAGTTCCTATGATATGGTTCAGCATTGCAGGATCAGTAGCCTCGTCAAGCAGACTGTTGCCCCTCATGTTCTCGTTGCCGGGAGCCACGTCGTTAGTCTTGGCATTCACCCACTTGTTCAAGTCCATCAGCTTCTCGGGAGTTCCGCTGTAGGCATTCATCCATGCAGGACGGTTCTTCGTGTAGTCACCCTCTCGGCGTATCGGCGTACCCTTCCAGTCGCTGTTAAGCCACCATTCCACAAATGGAGCAAAAGCAGTAGGCGACACACCCTTCAAGAGTTCCTTTCCTGGCTCTTTGTCAAAGGTAGCTGAGTTCACGAAGTCCACTACTGGCAGCAGCTGCGACATACAGCCCACAGCGTCCATTGCTGCGTTTCTCGTACTCTTCACGTTCTTTGCTGCAGTCATACCTGCTGCAATGTCACCAAGTCCGTAGAAGGCCCTCAGCTCAATCGCAAGCGGAACGGTCACGAACTCACCGCCACCTATATATATACACAGGTTGTTTCTCCTTATGTATTCCGGCAACTCGCCATACGGGTCTTTCACGCCCTTACGCTTCTTCTCGTCCTCGCTCGCAATCATGGCGTTATTCACGACAGCAGCCATTATGCCCAGCCCGAAAGGTATAGCCATCATTGAGGCGATAGTACCCACAGGTGCCTTCTTCACGTTGTTCATGAGCAAGTGTGTGCTCTGCACGCCAGCGTTGAAGAACATCGAGTAGTTCCTTAGGTTGCTCGCAATGGTGCCGTACACATTTCTGCGCATTTCCTTGCTCGTGCCCATTTCTCCGTTCTTGAACGTCTTGATGGCGTCACCCGAGCCGTGACGGTTGAAGTTCGTCGACACCTGCTTGGCATCATAGGCACTTCTCACAGCCGAGCGTCCGAGGTCTCTTGATGTACAGAAGGTCGCAAATCGCGCCATGTTCTCTGCCACCTCGTTCAGGTTCTTCACGTTGCCTACGAGGAAGTCACGAAGCGCCTTGCCAGTCTTCGCCACCTTGCTGTGTTCACGGCTTACGTCGCGCTTATAATCCTTCTCCCATTCCTGCATCGTCTTCACCTGCACCCATCCGGTCTCACCGCCGTTCTGCATAAACTCCTTGAAGTAGCGCTCCATCTTCGAGTTGCCTAATGTGCCCTCTCTGTATCGTGCGTACAGGCCCATGCCTACGCCCTCCTTTAGGTCTTTCCACTTCAAGCTCTTCAAAGCACCTGCGCCCTCGTTGTATGCCACATTCAGCGGGTTAAGCTCCGCATAGTACCGTGCCCATTTGAATCCGTACATCACACCCTCCTTTGCCGTTACGTTGCTCGATGCAAACTCCGCGTCACGTATGATGTTACGCATCACAAACTCCGGTGAGTACGAGGTGGCCATCTGAGCCATGAAGCGTGTAGTGCTCTTCAACCCTTTCAGCAGTGCGCTGTTGGGCGAACTGTTCTCCAGCATGCCGTTCAGAGCCTGTGCAGCACGAGGATTGCCCATCACTACGAAACTGTGTGTACGTCCGGCTATCTTCACGTCCACGAAGTGCTCGCTCTTGTTCTTCGCTCGTGCAAACTTGAAGCCTATGTCCGTGCTGTTGCTCAGCGTCTTTGCCTCGCCTTTAGCCTGCTTCGTCTTCATGTCTGTTTCAAAGGCATCCACAATGGTTGCAATTGTATTCGCGTCGGCTCCATCGGGAATCTGAGGATAAGCCTCCTCCCAGATGTCGTTGCCGTTCATGTCCGTGCCTTTCTTCTCTACCCACACCTTCGTTTCCTTCACAAGGTTCTGCTCTCCGCTGTTTCTCACGAATCGGGCAAACGCCTGCTTCACGGCATTCTGTCCGCCGTTCCTTATCGCACGGTTACCCATGGCACCAATCTGAGCCAGCACGTTCACGTCGCTCAGACTCTTTCTGCCCTTGGCGTTCATCAGTGTTTCGCCGATAAAGCCCTTGCCGTTATCACCGCTTATGTATCCGTACACGTCCTCAGCGGTAGCCTCGTCATACTTGCGCAGTGGTACATACCAGTCAAACATATTCTTCACGCGGTCGTGGCGTGTTTTGTCCATCAGTCCGTTCTCGTAGTCCGAGTCGATAGAGTAGTCCGTGGCGTCCTTTATTCTCTTCCAGAGATTATCCACCGAACCCTTCTTCAAGCTCTCCATCTTCGCCTCCTGACTCATCACGGAGTCTATAGCACCAGCATCGTCATAAGGACTCTTCAAGTCGTCTATCTCTTGCAGACCGTGCATACCCGAGTAATCGTGTTCCTCAGCCTTGAAGTCCTTGTCTATGTTCTGCACAATCCACTCGTCCATCTGACGGTAGTACTCCCTCAGGTCTATCTGTCCCGAACGCAGCTTCTTTCCAAGGATATTTCTCTCGCCCTTCCAAGAAGCTTCCAACGCATCAATACTATTGGATTCTTCACTCTTCACTCTTCGTTCTTCCCTTATCTTGTCTCTAACGAACAGCACTCTGTTTCTTTCAAGTCCGTGCTTGCCTATCATGTACAGGTTACACTCCCTTATCTTCTCCTCGGTGTTCTTGCCTGCAAAGCTGTCCAGCACGTCGCTCATGGCCTTGTCCAGCGGTTTCATCACCTGGTGCTCAAACAGAGTCATCTTGTCGCTCATCGCACCCTGCATGGTGTTCTGCAGAATGTAAGGGTTCATCGAACTCTTCACGTCCTCAATCTTCTTGATTGACGGGTCTACAGCCCTCATCAGCTTGTCAAGCGAAAGCATGTTGTCCATAAACGCCTCAGTAGCCATATAGCCGTGAGCGTCCAGCATCTTGTGGTATCGGTCAAGCGCAGTGGCAGCACTCGGAGCAGTACGGTAGTGTATCTGTCCGTCCGTAGCCTCATCCCATTCTTCTTTGGTCATATCCTCGAAGTCATGGTTCTTGCCGTCGTTCTCGTAGAACTCGCCACCGTGTATTTTCGTATACTCAACATTCTCGTGCTCTATCTTCCACTTCACGGCATCAGCCCTCATCTTCCACCACGGATCATTGCCTTTCTTCTGTACGTTCTTCGCCAGCCACAGCATATACTTCACGTCCTTCACGTTAGGCGATATTCTGTAGCCAATCTCGTGCAGAGCGTCCGTCACCTTGTTCTTGATGTAGTTCCAGAACCCGGGTTCGCCCTTGCCCTTCTCGGCGCTCTCGGCGATGAACTCCTCTATAGCGTCATAGAATCCCATAGAGTCCTTGCCCATACGTTCCTTCACATAGGCTCTCAGTTCGGCATTCACAGGATTGTCCAAGTCCATCCACAGACCTCTCATATAGTCGTTGAACTTGTCTCCGAGCAATCCTCTCATGCCCTTATGTCCCACGGTCTCGTGCCAAACGGTTTTCTCCGCAGTATACGAGTCGTGGATATTCGGCATATACAGATGCACCTCGCCTGTATTCTCGTCATACCAGCCAGTCACCTGCTTGCCGTTCTCAATGTCACGGCGCACCTGCTCGTTGCCAATCTCCTCAACCGAGTTCACCATCTTCACCTTACCACCAGTCTTCTCCACAGCCTTGTCAATAGCCTTACCAATCCGCTCGCTAACAGAAGGCGCAGCCTCTCTTTCACCCAAAGGCTCAGTCGGCTCAGATAGGCCCAGTGAGGCATAGCCAGACTTATCACTCTCTTTCCTAAAGAAAGTCTCCCCATCTGTTAAATTTTTACTCTCATCAAGCAGTTTCTTGCCCGAATCGTAGGATTTCTCAACTCCTTGCAGTAACTTTGCAGTATCAATAGAGTTGTTTGGTGCATCCGAAGGTGGTCTGTCGGGATTTTCTCGCTTTCCAGGGGAGTCAAGCAGCTCTATTTTTGTTACCTCATAGCTATGAGGTTTGTTTTCTTCCCCACCTCTAAACTCTTGCATAGTAGTCTTCACACGGTACATCTTACCGCCTATCTCTACTGCGCCATAAAGTCTATGCACCAAAACTCCTTCTCCGTATCCATTCTCTACACTACGCAATCCGTCCTCACCCTTCTTGTAATCAGGATGAATCTCTGCCTCGATACTTTCATGTATAACATCTTTTAGCTTAGAAAGAACTGACAAGTGAGTGTCGAGATTCTCGCTTTTCTTTACTGCGCTTTCTGAAAGGTATTTATCTATTGCTTTTTTACTAATAGTGTAGGTCGTTCCGTCGCGCATGGTTGGCAGTTCTTGTTTGCCAGTTGTTACAAGATTACTAATAGCCCATGCTTTGGCGTTGTTGAGGGTTTCTCTTTCCTTGCTTCCAAAGCCATGCTTCTCAACCTCTACCACCTTCTCCTTATTCAGATTAGGCATAACGATACCTTTCTCCTCCACAGCTCTGTCTCTCACAGCGTCAAAGTGTTCCTTGCTGTCTGAAAAGGTGTTGCCAAGTTCCATGCGGTAATGCTGCTTCGCCTTATTATACACCTCGGCAGCATGCTCGATTCTGTACATCACACCCTTGCCCTCGTACTTATTCTTCAAGTATCGCTGCATTTCCTCCTCGGTCATGTCAGCCAACTTGCAAGTCAGCTTCTTAAGCTCGGCAAGCACAGCCTGGCTCGTCTCGTTTCTTGTCTGACGTTCCTGCTGTTCAAAGGTCTCGTACGTACTGGCAAGGAATTTCTTCTTCTGCTCGGCACTATATCCCTCCATATCAAACGGAATAGAATAGTCCTTCCAATCGCCTCTGACACGCACGTTGATGCCACCTTCGTTAAAGTCTACCCGCACATTCTTCAACTCCTTCAAGTCCTTCACGGTCTGCTTGCTCTTCTTCATCATTATCGCGTTTGTGTCGATAATGCGGTCAGGCATCTTCACGTCGCGCAAGTCCTCGAAGAAGTCCTCTATCTTGTCGTAGTGACCGCCCAAGTCCCATTTCTCTACGCTGCCAGCCTTGGCTCGCATAGCCTTGTTGCTTATCTTGTCCACTACTACCACACGGCAGACAACATTAGTACCTGCCTGTTTGAACACGATGTCGGGCAGCGCCACCTCTGCACGCATTACGGCGGTCTTCTCGCCCTCAATCCATTTCTCAAACTTCTTGTCTGTCGAACCTCTTGGAATAAGGGCTACCACACGACCGCCTTCCTCCAAGTGCTTGAATGCCTTACCCAAGTGAGCAATGGCTGTTGCACCGGCTGTACCGAACGGCGGGTTCATTACTACTACGTCGTGCTTGTTGCTGATGTCATAGTTCTCGAATATGGTGTTTTGGAACTTTCGGCCCAGTCCTCCTGCCTTCAACTGTAGTTTGGTGAACAGGCTCTGACTCGGCTCTATCGCTACCATTTGGTTGCCCTTAGGCGCATATCTCGCTATAGCACCGTGTCCTGCACTCGGCTCCAGTACTGTATCACCTTCGCCCATATCCGCCCATTCCATCATCTTGTAGCCCAATGGTTCCGGGGTTGGGAAGTAGTCCACACCCTCACGGTTACGAGAGTTCAGCTTCTGGTTAGAGTAGTAGTCAAGCACAGCATTGTCAAATCCGTCTGTGCTTTGGTCTTTAGGCGCGTCAAATTCCTTGCCGCCTACGCCCTGCTGATCGATAGGCACTACTCCGCTATGCTCCAGTATACCGTTGGCGAAACTGTCTCTTAGGCTTCTTGCCTGACTGCCAAGCGCAAGGTTCTCAGTTGTCGACACCTGGTTGTTGAACTTCTGTCCGAACAGTATCATTTCTGAGTTAAGTCCCAATATCGGGTACTCAAATATGGCGTTGCTCTTGTTGCCGATACGGTAGGTGCGTCCCTCTATCTGCAATGCCGTGATAGGGCTTTGTGGCAGAGCCAATGTTATGCACACACGCTGATGCTTGCCCGTAGTATCATGCAGCGAGATACCTTCCTTTCCGCTCGCCTCCTGTATCACGATGATGTTCTTGCCACTATCGTCGCTATTGAAGGTGTCCACTGCCTTGTCCTTCACCTTCGTGCTTTCCTTTCCACTGAAGAACAATACCTTGTCCTTGCCGAACACCTTGGCTATCTGCTCTCTCGGCATGCTGTAGTCCAGTGTCTGCTCCCACTCCAACAAGTCGGCATACTTCTTTCTGTATTCGCTTACAGCCTTTATCGCTTTCTTCTGCTCTTCGCCAGGTTTCATCATCGCAATCAAGCGGTTTGCCTGCTCCAGCATCGAGGCGAATGGTGGCTTCAAAGGCTCCTTAGTCTCTACACGACGGTGGAATATCACAACCTTGCGCCCAGCGTCCAAGTGTGCCTTTATGCGCTCTATGATGTTCGCTACCTTCATCGTCTCAAACAGAGCGCTGCCGTAGTTGTAGTCACCGATGGTCTGATTGTAAGCCTTCGCCAATACTTCGTGTCCTCTCACGGCATCCTGCACAGCCTGATTGAACGTCTCCGCATGGTCGGGAGACACAGTCGGGAAGTCTCTCGAATAGTCATACGGACTGTCTATGATGCGTCCGCTCATAGTGCCTAACGTATCTTGCAGATAGTCAGAGAAGGCTATCTCCTGCTTGGCTACAGCCTCGGGGTTGCTCGTGCTCTGCTCCAGTCTGTTGTAGCGGAACTTATATGCAGCTCCAAAGTGGTCAAGATAGAACTGTGTGCGTCCGCCCTTTTCCACTTCGGGATACTTGAAGATGTAACCCTCCGCATAGTCAAGATTCTCACGAGTGTTGAACGGTGTTGCCGAGAGGAAGATTGTCTTCGTGTCCTTCCACTCGTTCTTTGCCTGCGCTTTAAGTTTAGGCTCCACTTCGTTTGTGTAATGGCTCAATGCCTTCACAAACTCGGCGTGTATCTTGCCAAGCTTTGGGAAGCTGGCATAATCTCCAGGAGTAAATCCGTTTCTCTCCTTCGGCAACATTCTGCTTGTAGCATAAGCTACGTCACGTGGTGTCGCGCTCGGATGGCTCGCTTTGTATTCGTCCTGTATACGTTTCACTTCCTTGCCGCGCTCAGCGTCAAACCGTTCACCAAGGCTTTTCATCTTCTGATAGTCCTTGTTCGTCTCCTGCAATCTCAAGAAACAATGGTTCTCGCTTCTGTTCGTCACCATGTAGTGCTGCATACTGCGTGCTGTCTCCGTACCATTCTTGTTCTCCATGATACGGTGGCTCTCGTCGTATATCACAGCGTCCCACTTGGTTTCCAGCAGCTTCTTGTTCACGCCGAAGTTGGCGAATGTGGTGATCACCACGCCCTCGCCGCTTTCTGTCGTAGCCGTTGTGCCACGCTCCTTGGCTATGCTGTCAAGGTCGCGAATCTCCATGTTCAGGTTGCGTCCGTCCTTTATCCAGTCGCTCACCTTCTTCTGGCTCGGGGTCACAATGAGTATTCGTCCCTTGCCTTGCTTCACAAGTCGCTTGGCAACGCCAAGTCCCGTAAATGTCTTGCCCGTACCAGTACCGTTCGTGAACATGTAGCCCTTGCCGTAGGCGTGCTCTCTGTCCGCGTGCTCCTTGCCGAAGAACTGCGTCTCCGCTCTCAGTACGTCTTCCTGCTGTTGGGGTAGCAGATAAGGCAGAGTCTCCTCGATATTCTTTATGTCGCCCACCTTCACCTTGATAGGCTCGGCGGCCACCTGACGCTTGTACTTCTCGGCATTTGGCGTAGCTATCTCCTTCTTCATGCGCTCCGTTCCGAGAATGCTTGCCCATTCGCTAAGCTTATGGGTCACACCGTCAACCTCGATGTTGGAGTTCCACATGTTCTTGATGTAGTCATACACCTCCTCATCGCTAAGGCCGAGCTTTGTTAAGTGACCGCCGAAGCTGCCCTTCATGGCATCTATCCAGTCGTTAAGCTTCACAACGCCCTTCTTGATGTGGAGATAGCCCAACTTTGTCAGCGCAGGAATCAACTGCTTGTACACGACCATCTTCTGCTTGTTGATACCAAGCTTGCCCAACAGATGGTCGCTTGCCAAAGGAATGATAGAAGCGTTTGTACGGTCGCTTATGATACTGCCCTTGGTTCTTCCGTCAAAAAGGCTGTTGAACAAATCGTCAACCAACGACTGAGTGTCGCTGATTTCCTTGTCTATCTGTTCTACTGTTGACAGATTTCGGCTATCAATGCCTCGTCCGCCGGTAGCTTCACCAGCTTTTTCATCACTAAAGTTGCCACTTTCTTCATTTCCTCGCTCACGTACATCACGTCCCGTGCCACGTACTCCACGGCTTCCTCTGGGCTTAGTACCTCCAGTAGATACTGGTTCCACTCTGGATGCTCCTCCGTGAACTTGCTCACCGCCCCGTTCTCCAACAGCAGTAGTAGCGTGTACCTTGCCACTCTCTCCGCCAGATACTCGTTCTCCTGACTGTACAGATTCTCCTCTTTCAGGATTTCCGTCACCTTCGCTTCCACCCAGTTGTCCGCTATCCACTCCTTGTGGTCGGCTGTCAGTTCGTCCCAATCCTTCGCCGCCTGCATTATCGGCAGCATCCAACTGTGTTCCGTCTTCTGTTCCGCTACTTGGTACAGAATCTCGTTCTCTATTCCTAACATTGTCGTAAACTGTTAAATAAGATAATGTGTTAATAATATTCTTGTCTCCGTTGAGATAGGCCACGGCGTTTGCCTTGTCTACGCCATCACAATCAGAGTTCTTAATCTCGTCAGCATCAAGAGGTTTCTTCTCGGTTTCGGCTACCTGCTCGTCAAACTCCATGTCAGCCCAAGGCTTGTCTATCTTCTCGGCTTCTGCCTTGCCAAGCTCCTCGCCTATTATCTTGCGTCTCTCAACCAAGCCGATGCCCTTGCCTCTCAACGTAGAGTCCATCAGGCCCTTCAGCTTGTCTGTCAAACGCTTTACCTCGCTCGCGTCGCCACTCTTCTTTGCCTCCGCAAGCTCAGCACGCGCCTTCGTTATCTGCTCGTCCTTGAACAGCTCCGCCGCCTTCCGCATCCCATCCAAAGGATTCGCCTTAGGTTCCTTGCCGTCACCCACAGGCTTAGCACCCTCAGACTTCTCCCCAGGCTGTTCCCCTGGCTTAGGAAGGCCCAGTGAGGCTTCGGAAGGCTCAGTCTCAGAAGTCTTTGCCGATTCAAACTCTCTCTTCCATAATTTTTCAAGCGATTCAGCGTCTGTTACGCCCATTACATTTTGGTAATCCAAGAAAGAAAACTTGTAATGCAACTCCGCATTTTCAAGCTCCTTACCTGTCTTGCCTTCTTTCAAGGCTTTAAGATACTCTGCCTTACTCTGCTCAAACGTCGCTTTTGTTGTTTCTACAAGCGGATCACGAGTAGTGTTTGTACGTTGAGCCTTGTCTACTTCTCGCTGTTCTTCTCCTGCTTGAATGTCTCTATCATGGCTTCCTCCATTGTCATTTTCGGGTTTGCCTTCCTTATCTCCCTCCAATGCTCTACCGTTTTCTTCGGTAGATACATCATCGAGATTCTTCCGCTCGAGTGTCTTATCTCCACTCTTTGCAAGTCCTTCTTTTCTTCTTCTGTCATTTTCTCTTTCTTTAAATGCTTTTTCAGCTACGTTTAACAGTGTAGGGTTGTTCGTTATTTCAGATATTGCTCTTATACCATTTTTTTGAGCATATTCCACAAGGTGTGCCAATGCTTCATCAGCCAACATGTGCAAAGCTTCGTCTTCTGGAAGTTTACGAGCTTCATCTGTATAATGAGTATCATGCACCAACTTTTCAATAACACTTTCCAAATCTCTTCTGGTAAGTGTGTTCATATCTGTTATTGAATATACAAGGGATTCAACTCTTGAAGGGTCTGTATCATTATCCGCATGAACCGACTCATGCTCAAATGTCTCACGCAATTCTTCCGAGCCTGTACTGCCTTCAAGGTATATATGAATCTTACCATCTTCGTAATATCCAGGATAATGAGCACCCTCTGACATATTTTCTATAATGGTCTTATCATTTTCTGTTTTCGCCGCATCCGCCAAGTCTTGCTTGGTTCTCAACACAACAGGCTCGTCATACCCATTACTCTTGGCAAACTCTTTTACATACTCTCCCATTTGGTCAAGTATACGCTCATGTTCTTCACCCTTGGCTTTCTTAAGCTGCTCTACGGCTTTGTCGTAGTCTGCTTCGCTTGTGATGACGCTTCCTCCTCGCGCTTGCGGTTCAGTTCCCTCAGAGCTGCCAGCATCGCCATTTCCTTCTTTGCTTGAATGTCTTGTTTCATAGTCTTCCCAGTTTCTAAGTTTCAAAAATTCGTTTACAAAATCCTCCTTCGTTGGTCTCTCGCCGAACATTTCCGTCTGACTGGCATCCGCATAAGGAGCGGCATTTCTGTTATACGCCATCATCAGCTCGCGGAAATCCTCCGCCTTACCCTCCAAAGCAAGAGCGATAGCCTGCGAGATAGGGTCGAATCTGTCAGCTGCATTCTCGCCAAACATAGCAGGAGTGCGCAAGTATGCGTCCACACCGCTTCCGCCTTGACGTGCCTCGTACAGCAGCTGCACAGCCTGGTCTATCTCCTTCATCAGGGCATAGTCGCCAAGCTTCATATTGTCCGTCACGGCACGTATGCCGTTCAGAGCCTTAGTTTTCAGCATAGCGTCTGCACCCATCATGCGGATAGTGTTCTCCGAGAATACGCTACCCAATAGCAGGTTCTTCACGAAGTCCTTGCCCGAAGCCGAAAGCTTGTTCTCGCCCTCACGCAATCCGGCCACCTCGTTCAGGCCAATCACGCCCTTATCTACCAAACGTGTCAACAAAGAATTTATTGCCGACGGATTGTTAAAGAAAGCATCAAGACTACCGCTTCCCTCAATCTCCGACACAATAGCGCCAATCTCGTCAGCCGAAAGCTTCTTCGAGTTAGCCACGGCCTGCTGAGTATTACCCTGCGCCTTCTTCTCGTTCTTGTTGAACTTGGCGAAGGTAGCCGTGTCATACTTCATAGGCTCGTCACTCACAAGCACCAGTCGCGGATGCTTTATACCGCTCTGCTCTATCTGCTCTGCCGTGAAACCGTAGTTCTCAGCATTCTCCTTCAACGCTTCAAGATAAGCTCCGTCGGTTCCGTCCTTGGCTGCTTTCTGTCCTGCCATCGTTCTGCCGTTACCGTCTACAACAATGCCGTCAGTAGTTACGACTGGCACCTGGTCTACAGCCTGACCGTCATACTTCATGGCTATCATATCCGTTACCAGCTGAGCCTGCTTGTCATTCTCATAGTCACGGTCGTTGATAGTCCTGCCTTCCTCGTTCACGGGGAAACCCTCGCTCTTCTTATATCCGTCGTTGGCATTATGCGAAGGTGTCAGACTGTCTGCCTCGACAATCTCGTAGTGTCCTTTCAGTTTGGTTCCGTCAGCCAATGTACGTGTGCGCTTATTACCCACAACGCGCAAGCCACTCTCGAACTTCTCCCGAGCAACCCCTACATTACCTACTTCACCTACCGAACCTACACCACCTACCGAACTTACTTTCTCCATTCCAGCCTTGACCTTCTTCTCAGTCATAGCCTTCTTGATATTGGTATATAGCTCCAGTTCTGCTTTGGCTGCCTCAATAGCAATCTTCTTCTGAGCCTCAGCTTCCTTGGCGTCGTTCAAGTCGCCCGTGTAGTCCACCTTTATCTTCTCGGCGTCCTTCAGCGTCTTCTCGGCTCGCTTTATCTGTCCGTCTACAGCAGCCTCAGCATTCTCGCCAAACTGCGAAGACATCCACTCCGCACCCTGCTCAGGACTCATCTGCGAGTAGTCAGCCGTCTCGCGATTCTTCGAATCCTTTATCATGGGCACAGGCGTACCGTCCGCAAGAGTAGCAACCGGCTCTTCACCCACAGGTGTAGTCTCTTTCTCACCCACAGGCTTAGTCGGCTCAGTCGGCTCAGTAAGGCTCGGCTGTCCTCCCTCTCCTCCAGACTGCATTTCAGCGTATACGGTAGAGTTCAACTCTTCCAGCTGTCGCTGATAGTCCTTCGCATACTCTTCGCTTGACGCGGTACGTTCCAGAGTCACGTCTTTTGCATGCACGAAGTCCATTTCACGAGTAGCAGGGTCATACACCGACAGCATATCACCGTCACGTACTCTGCCCTCACTGTCAAACGCCACGTCACCGGCACCGACAATCAGCACCCTACCCTTGTCGTCCTTCACGAACACCATCTGCTCGCCGTTCTGCTTTTCGCCGTTCAGCTCGCCCTTATAGCTCCACTGGCCGACGTGCTTCTGTGTCGTCTCCACAATCTTGTCCTGCGTACCCTTGAACATACCCTGCGCTTTCGACAACGCATTGATATAGTCAGCAAGTGGCGCAAGCTGTTCCTGCGTCAATCCCGCGTTGAACAGCTCCAGATAAATCTGCGGATTGCTCATGCCAGCTTTCTGCATACGCTCATACTCCTCTTTCAGCACATCGTTGCCGTCCATAGCTGCCTGCAAGGCATCCTCCGCCTTCGTAAGGTCACCAAGCACCTCAGACGCAGCCTCATTGTTAGGAGTCTCCGTACCCAGACCGTTCTCCTCCACAACGTCCTTGCCCTCAGTGTTCGACTGCTCTGCATGCAACGTACCAGGTACAAACTGCTCGTCCTCGTAAGCCTTTCTCAGAGCCACACAAGCGTTCTGCTCTTCCTCGCTACGTCTAAGCGGTTGCTTGTCCATTGCAGCCTTCAACTGCTCTGCAGTCATGCCGTTAGCCTCTGCTACAGCTTCAAGAGTTGCCTGTGCCGTCTTCTCATCCTTAATCTGTGCAGCACCATAGGCATTGCTCAGACGCTGATCCTCACGCTTCATGTTCAGCGAGTAAATAATGGAGTTACGCTCGTCAATGCTCTTGAAGCTGTTCTTCGACAGCAGTTCTCCATTCTTGCTGTATTCGTTCACAGAGTCGCCTTCAATACGGCAATTCTCCATCATCGGACGCTCAGACGGAACAGTGCCCATAACCAAAGCCGAGAACTTAGCCTTTGTGTCCCAAGGAATGGTGTTGTCTGCCATTATCTCGTCGTAGGCAGTCTTCACAAACTCAGCGTCTGTATCCTTATTCGACTCCTCGCCTTTCCCTTTGGCTGCGGTCTTCTTTGCTCGCATCGCCCAAGATGTCAGACTCTCTTTTCTCGTCAGCGGATTGTTGTGTGCGTCATATCCATAGATTGATTCATTGCGCTTCGGCGCAGACGCGCTTCCGAACAGCTGCTCTTTCTCCTCATTAGTGAAGGTATATCCACCAAAGGCTGCTCTCTGTCCGTCCGATGTCATAAGACCATTAATGTTTCTCGCCACCATATCAAGGTAGCTTTCCTTTACGCCGTCCTTGCTCTGGCGCTTAGGCAGTCTTGCATGTGTCAGCTTCAAGGCTACGACGTTGGCGCAAGCTTCAAGGTTACCCTCAACGCTCGTCCAGTCTGTATCGTGCCCCTCTATAGTCTTGGCCACATTGCCGCCCATGTGCATACCTATTCCCTCCATCGCCAACTGAAAAGCCTTGGCAGGAATACGCTTCACTCCGCTAACATTATAGATACCTGCACCAACGACACCGCCAATGCCACCCATGGTAGCCCAGCTTGCACCTTCCGACAGACCGCCCATAATCATAAGCTTCACGGTATTGCCAATCGAAGTGTCGTCGCCAGTAGAGTAGTTCTGCACAGCCGCATTAGTCGAACAGTAAAGCACACCAGTAACACCTTGGCTCACCATTCCCGAACCTGCCATACGTGCTATACGACCACCTAAAGTACTGTTCGCAATCCTCGCTGTCTGTGCCACACCATTACCAAATAGCTTTCCAGCTACGGCCGCTGCTGGCTTCTCAGCCATTCCTATCGGTGTCATATCCATCATGAACGACAATGTACTACCAGCTACTCTTGTACCCAACCCAGGGTTATATTTTGGGTTATTACCCTCAAGCGTTTCACTCAAAGCTCTCTGTCCGTACTGACGCTGACTCTTTGTCATTAGCCCCATTGAAGCAAGAGCGCCTGTCATGGAGTTCTGAGCGTGCATAAGTATGGTTTCTATAGCACCGCTTGGAAGCAGATTCTTCAGCTCCGTCTTGTCGAAATCCGACGAAACCTTATTCATAAGACTTGGTACTAACGTGTGCTCAACGTAGTCGTCAGGCGAAACGCCGAGCTTTGTAGCTTCTGCGTTTATACGCTCCGCAACATTTGAAGAACTGAAAAGGTTGTGAATATTACCCTCTATCTCCTTTGTTATGTTGGCAAGTCGTTTCTCGGGCGACATTTCCTCATTACGGGCGCGTGTAGTATTAAATACAGCGTTCGAAGGCGAAGACGCAATGACGTTAAGAGCAGCGTTCTGGCCGCGTTCGAATGCAGCCTCATCCTCTTTCTTAAATACATCGCTGATGTATTTACTGAATTCATCGTCAACAAGCTTGGTGCCGCTCTTCTCCATATCCTTCTCCAACTGCCCCCTTGTCTTCACAAGGTTATTGTTCACGTCCTCGTTGCCCAAGTCGAATGCAGGAGCATTACGTCTGTCTCGCTCACGGTTGGTGAACTGTCTTCCTGCCTGCTCCACATTCTGCCCCACGACATGCTGTCTCTCCCTTGTCTGCTTCACCATCTGTTTCACAGCACCCGGCTTTGTATAGCTCACGGGAGCCTGCAACCTCTGTGCCGCATCCGCATTCTTCAATCCGCGCACAAGCTCGCTGTCATTCTGCATTGGAGTCACAGCACCACCATAGCCGCCCCATTTCTCCTGCGCAACCCTATGCGCTGCCTTACCCAAAGAAGTCTTAGGCTGATACTTTTCCCTTCTCACGGTCTGTCCCGTAAACAGATGCGCACCGAAGTCACCGACCCTGCCCGCATCCTTCACGTCAACATCACCTCTACGTCCCGTCTTGCGGTCTATCACCTCCATACGGGCACCGGGAAAGGCCTTCGCAAAACCCTCCCTGTCATTGTCAAACGCTGCCTTGTTCACTGTATGCCTGTTTCCCTTGGCATCCTTGAAATAATAATATCTGTTATCTGGCATATTTTATTGTTTATATAGTTACTTCACATACTGGCTCCAGTCTGTACCTTTACCCTTGCTCGTAGGCTTGCTCTGTGCCTTCGGCTTGCTGCCAGAGCCTTGCCATCTGATAGGACTACTCTTAGCAGGAGCATTATTACTACTCACAGTCTTTGTTTCAACATACCCATAATGGTCAGTCAAAGCCTTTCTGAACTTATCGGCTCTTGTACCCTTGGCATTTGCAGCCCAACCAATCCAGCCATTCAGAATAGCGCCACGTTCTGGCTCGCTCAAAGCACCATCATATTTCGCTGCAGCACTTTTCGTTATAAAGCCATTCTTGTAGAGATAATCCCTAATCTGCTTCTTCTCTATAGAGTTAAGGTCTTTTTTGCGGTTCATATGTCCCTTTGGAGTCGAAAGATTAGTCACAGATTTAAAGCCGTCGCCGCTACTGCCGCTTCCCGAGCCTCCAGCCACACGTGCCTCCTTTGCTCTTGCTAAAGCCAGTCTGCTCGCACTGATGCCTTCCTGTGCTCTGTTATGACGTTTCGTTTCGCCAAGTCTTTCTCCCGACAGCTTCAAGTTGCCCTCCTGAATGCCAAGCATACCCTTACGATAATCATCCATGGCCTTAGCCGCTTTGTCTGCACGCTCGCCAGCCTTCTGTTTCAACTCGATGTCCATCGCCTTATAAGCTCTGTCTGCATCAGCGGCATTCTGCTTCAACTGCAGATTGGCAACCTTATACGCAGCGTCCGCATCGGCTGCTGCCTGACGGGCCCGCTCATTCTTCCTCTGCTGCAGACCGTTCTGCAATCCCTCCACAGGATTATTGAACCTCTGCAAAGGCGCACCCTTCGAAGTATTATAGATGTTGCCCATGTGCCTAATAGCGTCAGCAAGCGTTGCTATGCGCATCTTGTTACGTGTCATGCGCTCGTCGTATTCGTCTGCACTCTCACCACTCCTTATGCCGGGACGCTTCTTTATCAAACCGCCAAGCCAGCCGAAGAACCCTCCGTCCTTCTTGGTGTCGTCCTTCTGAAACGTAGGAGCATTCTGCACAGCTGGAACATTAGCAGCCCCACCGCCCACAGGCGCACCCACAGGCTTAGAAAGGCTCATTGAGGCATAGTCAGGCTTAGTCTCCACAGACGCACCCGCAGGCCCGAATCTGCCCACTATACCATTACCAGCAAAAGCATTGAACGGCGCAGTGCCCACAGGCGCAGAAGCGCTCACAGCTTTAGCCTCTTCCATCTTCCGTTCTTCACTTCCTACCATAAGCTGCAATATGTTTCTTTATAAGGTCACAAGCACCGTCAATCTGCTTGATGAAAGCATCAGCCTTGTTGGCACGCTTATACTGAAAAGCTGCCTCCTCCTCAAGTGTATCAACGTTCTCACGCAGACGGGCAACTCGCTTGGCGTTGTTCTTCTTTATCTTGTCAATCACCTTGTCTTTGTATATCAAAGCACTCTCAGCCGACTTCAAGCACTGCTCAAACCAGTCACGTTCCTTCGCCACACCAGCAAGCGCAGTCTTCAGACGCTCTATCTCAGCTGTCTGCTCGTCAATGAGCGAATCCCTCAACAGACCGGCTGCTTCCATCACGCGATTAATATCAGCCTTGCTCGGCTCAGGACAAACAACTCTCTTATTCTTCTTTCTTTTCGACATAATATTCTCTTTTACTTTTCTATATTTCTACTTTTCAAACACCTGTCACGTTCTTCAATCTCGTGCTGAGATAATCATTCGGATTAATATTCTTATTCAACGAACCGCCAGCAGCTGCCTTGGCACCGGCAGAGTTCACGTCAATGTTAAGACTCTTCTTTGAACCGACACCGTCCAACATCGAAGCTGCACTCATCAAAACATTACTCATGTTCTGACCTGCATCACTCGCATTCTGGGCCTGCTGATTGTAAGCCGCCTCACGCTCCTTCGACATATCCATCTGATTCTGCATGTGCTGAGCAGATACACTCTCCTTCTTAGCACTGTCACGAGCACCGATGTTCGCAATCGCATCGCCCATCGTTCGGTTAGCCGCCTCCTTCGCCATAGCTGTACTCGCTGCCGTACCTCCTGCAACAGCTGCTGCACCGTCTGCCTTACGGATATAATTATCCTGCACCTCCTGGGCACGACGCAACAAGTTCTGACCAGCCTTAGTATCTAAGTAGTCCGTGTTGTAAGCCTTGTCATACCAAGCCTTTTCTGCATTCGCACGATACTGACGCTCCCTCGCTGCCTTCTTAGCTGCCCTGCGCGCCTTAGCACCACCAAACAAACTGCCTGCTACACTTCCAGCCAAACCAACAATACCTGCAATTCCAAAATGTGGATCAGAAGCACCGCTCATCTGACTAATGCCTAATGGCAACCTCAAAAATCTATTCAATTCAAACATATCTGTAAACTTTAATTTATCAATCAACAAAAAAACTACTTCATATACCCAACACGCTAAGACTGTAAACACCAATGACCTCCTTTTACAGGAGTACCTTTCTGGCGGAAACAACAATGACACCCTATCAGCGGAGTACCTTTTCCAGGGAAATTTGGACGAGATAGACAACACGACATTTACACCTATGCTTTTATCTACTATAATTTGTCCGCAGTACCTAAGGGGGGTGGGGGTCTGTGGTCGTCTTCGTGTGCCCTCATCATCCCTGCCGTTCCCCTTCGTTGTCCACCGTCACAGCCCTAAGCGTCGTCATCCCGTATCCTCACCCCTTACACGTATCGTCACACGGTAGAGAAGCAGCGTCACATCATCACATCGTCATACGTCCTTAGGCGTCATAGAGAGCACAAACAGTACAAAATGTATTACTTATGTATTACTCACATCGTTGTTTGTGCTGCAACTCGCTGTATATCAACACTTTGGACGCTTTACTTATGACCCCAAAAGGGTCACAAGCCCTTTGTTTCGATGATTGGAGGGCATCTTGGACATATGTTAGACACATCTTGGACACGCCTTGCAGCCTTGGCAATAGGCTGATTCCGCCCTTTCATCCGCCCTTTCGTCGCTTAGACACGACCATTGCAAGCCATCTAAGGACTTTGTAGGCGTATATACGAGTCTTGCAACCGCAAATATACGCTCAAATCTGCATCAAATTGCTGTTTTTCGTCTGCTGTCAATGTCACAAAAAAGTCACAAATCCTTTTGTCGAGGCTCCAACGTAAAAAATCCGACTTTTTGAACACTTTTTCGGGTCTAACCCCCGTATTTTTCGAGACCAAGGGCAAAAATAGAGGAAAATATGAACAGCCGAAAGACATAAAAATGTACGCACGAAGAAGCGGTTTTTGCCACAAAAAAGTCAAACAAAGGTCAAAAAAGGGTCTCATATCGTGTGCGAAAGTCTGTAAAAACGGTCTGAAGGTCGGAAAAACACGGAAAAATCACTAAAACACGCCTTGTACGCTCTCTAACTGCGCACAAAGCACCCACACGCATAAACACACAAAAAGCCACTCCAGTGAGGATAGAGTGACTTATATATAATATATAGGAGAAAGGTGTTTATCTCTCTATAAGGTCTATAAGGGAGATTGAAGAACAATGGGGAGATAAGGGAGGCTGCGCCTCCCAAGGGCTTACGCCCTCCCTCCGCTGAGGCTACCGCCTTAGTAAATATTCCTTTCTAATCTATAGATGAACTTCTTGTAATGTATGTAATTGTCGTATTTCTTATTTAAAGCGCCCATTGCCTCCATATATCCTATAGTGATAATTATATATATTGCAAGATAGAGTATAGTACATATTGCCTGTCTTGGTGTATTGCCTGTCGCTATCTTTGTTAAGAATTTCGGTGGCGATGTAAAAAGGTATACAGTAACTGCAAAGAAAAGACAACACTCGAAAAATATCAGTAGAGCACGTAAACAATAATGGAAGGTGAACGCAACCCCATTGTCTTGCATACTCTCACAGAAAATGAATAAGAGATATATTAATATGCCTATTGCACATATATATCCGAAATATTTCCACTTCATTTCGCTATACTTTTTATTTCTTCCACGATTGTATTGAATTCCTCCAGAGAGTCGGCAGTATAGTGGATACCCCTGTAGCGGACAAAGGCTGCAAAGTC